CGTTCGCCGCATCCCTTAACGCCGCATTCGCCTGCTCCAACGCCGCTACTTTGATGCGAAGTGCGTCCAGTTCTGGACTGAGAAGCTTTACGTCGTTCATGGCGAGCGCACCTTGAGCCTGTTTCAGCTCGGCCTGTAGCGCAGACCACTCGGCGGGCGACTTGTAGCCGAGGCCGCAGGCGGAGGCTAACTTGGTTTGCGAGCCACACCTATCTGAAACCTCGTTGAATTTTGATACCACCGAATCTCCGAGGCTTATGTCGAGCCGAGCCGCCAACAGGTCGGCATAAATTACAAGGTCTGCCAACTCCTTGCCAATCTTCTGCCGCAATTCCATCCGGTGAATGTGGTTGTCCTTCACAGAATCAGCCCCGTCCAACCGTCGTAACTTTTTGACTTCGTTGCAGGCTTCTCCGCACTCACCTGCCATTGCCGTGGCCCAATCGGTTGGCGACCAATCTGCTAGCGGGTGAAAAACATCTTCGCAACGTTTCACATTTACCTCGCGGAGTCGCTCAAAGCTTAATGATGCGCACGCCCTATTCGCCGCTTCGAGCGCGGCGCGAGTTTGCTCCAATTCCTGCCGCTGTTTGTCAATTACTTCGAGCGCCTTGTCGTATTGGCGGTCGACTTCGGTCTTGGGGCTGATTTTAGGTCTGTTCATTTTGACGGTGGCGAATAGGACTCCGTGACAATCCGGTCAATGATATAGCCCCGCTCTAACGCCGCGCGGATTCGCTGGTCGTAGAGCACAAAGCTCGTGATAGCAAGCGCCACGAGCGCCAAGGCAATAAGCGTGATGGCAAGCCACATTGTCAGGAATCGGACGGTGTCTTCGTTCTCGGGAGTTATCATGATGTTACTAGTTGCGCGTTAGTGCGGCTGGCGGCCAGCGCCGCCGCTTTTGCCGCCGGTGAGACGTGGGCGTAGCTGCGAATTTGTTCGATGCTCTGGCCGGTCATGGAGGAAATCAGGACTGAATCAATCCCGGCGTTCAAGAGCCGGGTCACAAAGCCGTGTCTCAGTGAGTGGTAGGAGTGATTGGGCAGGCCGGCCCGTTCGCAAGCGAGGGCGAACCGCGAGGACAGCCGGGCCCGGTTGTCGCCGAACTGCCAGCACATGCCTGGAAGCACCCGCTCGCACGGCGGATTTAGCGGCACGGCGCTTAGGTGCTCGAACAGTTCCGGCTCTATCGGTATCTCCAAGCGCTGCCCACTGGCCTGGCGCTTCCGAGGGTTGACGGTAATCAGGCCGGCCGCGAGGTTTACCTGCGGCCAACTCAGGCACGCCACGTCACCCATCCGCAGCCCCGTGTGCCAGCCAAGGCGCGTAGCCGTCGGCCAGTAGGGCTCGTATCCACCTTCCTCGCCGCGTTCCAGCTCAGCCAGGACCCGCCGATACTCCGGTTCGGTGAACGCGACCTTCTCGGGCTTAGCCGCCTGGAGCCGAGGCAATAGCGCTCGCTGGCAGGGATTGCTTTCCATGAGCTTCCGGGCAACCGCCCAGGTGAAGAACGCGCGGAGCATGTTGACCCGCCCGTTGATCACCCCGTTGGAATTCTCGGCCATCGCTTCGCCCATGTACTCGGAGATAAGCGCCGGCGTGAGGTCCATCAACCTCACCCCACGCCGGTCGCACCAGCTTAGGAACGATTCAGCCATCGTCCTATAGGTCGCGCGTGAGGAATCGCGCAGACCGGTCTGGAAAGCAAGCCACTGGTCGAAGGTCGATCTCACGGCAGCAAAACCTTTCCGCAACAGGCACATTCGATGTGCGTCTCGGTCTCTTTGGTTTCGAGGTGGTGGCAAAGCTGCTGGCGGACGCGCTCTTCAACCTCAGACGGAAGGAAGAACAATCCCTGATGGCCAACCACAGGCACCGCCTCGGCCAGCTCCTGGCAGTCGTCAGTCATCCAGATCCACCGGCCAGCCGAATAGTCCCCCAGATCGCGTTCAGCCTGTGCCAGCGGTCGAGGGCGGCCGCACTTGACGTTAATTTGGTTGAATTCCTCGCTGGGCACGCAATCCTGGAGGATAACCACACAGAGGACCTTTCCGTAGGGCACGGTTTTGGCGGCTGCTATAAGGGCCGGGTCGTGCCCAAGCTCGGCGTCGCTCGGGCGATGCTTCGACGCGCAGATCGCCAGTTCGCCGCGATGGCTCGTTGGCCAAGACCGCGTTTCGTTCTTCTTCAGCTTCTTGGCCATAGCCGTCGCGTACGGCTGCCAAAGGCTGATTGCTCGGAGGCTCATAACATTTCAATGTTCACTGCGTTAAGGGGATCGTTTAGTTCCTGGGTGCGTTTAGCGCCGTGCCGCGCAGCCGCGCCCATTCCCGGGCCTCCGTTAACAACCTGCTAATTTGTGCCGCACCTTCTACCTCAGCCGCCTCGGTGTCTGGGCACTCTGAAATCGCGGCAACGGTTTCCAGCGCAACAAGAGCACCAGCCATAAACGCCTGATGGCACTCACGGTTCTGGTCGGCGGGAATGTCTTTCGGGTAGATGGCATCCCGGTAGGTCTTCCACTGGTCTTGCAGGGTTTTCATTTCACAAAGACCGCGATTATCGTGTCAACCATCCCAGGACCAGCACCGTTGCCGGCGGGAACAAAGACGGTCGAGTACTGCCAGCTTTCCAGCCGATAGCCACGCTCCGAGTTGTGCTCAATGCCAGCCTCGAACAACTGAGAGACCAGGGGACGCTCACTTGCGTCGGCTGTGTCTCTCGGCCAGTTGCGGGGGAACTCGGCTACGATTCGGTGTTTCAGTTGTTTTCTCATGGTTGCCAGTCGTCCTTGTGCTGATGTCCAGCAACGATTTTGCCGCTCAGCAGCATTTCCCGGCGCTCGAGCGCGCTGGTAAGCACGTCGCCGTAGAAGCTACCGACCGAATCAAGCCAGCCGACAACCTCGTAACTGTCTTCCTCAAAGCGCTTCCAAATCTCGGTACCGAGGGCCATGTCGTAAGCGGTGGTCAGCGCCGATAGCTGGATGGTATTTCCTAGGTCCCAAAACCGCTGGCACCAGGTCACGTCATAGACGGCCAGCGCGCCGTTTGGGAACACACAGGACGGACCTTTGACCAGCGCGGGCAGCCATCCGTAGGTTGCGACCGGGACATTGCGCTTGATGTTCCTGGCCACTAGGCGAGCCCAGCGCCGGGCGGACTCTCCGCCAGCCGCGCAGGGATTGAAGCACGCGAGCGTTCCGGCGGCGATCAACGGGCGCCCCATGCTGAAAAACTCGTCGAAGATCACTTCGTCGTAGTGCTTTTGGCCGACCCGGCAGTCGCTTTCGAGGAAGAGCATGTGGGTGTAGCCCTTGGACGCGGCGATCCGCAGGCCGGTGAAGAAAGTCGCGTTGGGGATCGCAAACTTATTGGGCTTGCCGTCGGCGAACTTGGCGCCCTTGAGGATTTCCGGGCTCTTAATTTTGATCGCGCCCGGCCAATCGTGCTCCGAGTAGATCAGCAGGTCGTAGCGCGAAGGGAACTTTTGGAGGTTCTCCATGAAGACCCGGGCGCAACCGAAGGAGGGAGGCGGCGCGTACGCGAGCGTTGCTAGTTTGATGCTCATGGGTGGAGTGTGGCTCATTTCGGGAGTGCCCTACTGCCTAAAAAGACAAGGCTCGTAACCAAAATCCCACTAATCACGTAAAAGATCGTGTCGTTTTTGGTGGATGTTGGAGGCCACATGTCCCAAGTCAACGAAGCACCCACCAGGACGCCAAGAACGAAGCCTGCTGAGAATTTGACCTTTGGTTTGGTGCTCATGACGGCCTTTTGCTGCGCTCCTCCGATAGAATCTGCTCAAACCGCGCGAGCCACTCGTCCATAAACATTCGCTGGCGCTGGAGGCTCTCCTCAAGCTCGCCAACACTTCGGCGCATTGACTCGGCGGCATCCCTCATCGCGCAGCCAGCACCTTGGACGTTCTCGGCATCCAGGACGAATGGCTGTTGGTTGGTGAAGCTCATCGGATTGGAAGCGGAGAGGGAAGGTAATCAGTTCTGATCTGGTCGGATAATCCATGTCTCGGATTCCTTCCACTCCCTGTCGGAGATTGGCTCGCGCCGAAACAGCCGACACCAAAGCCGCACCATGTCCTGCTCTCGGCCCTCTTTGACAATCGCGGTGGAATAGTTTCTTCCGGTGATTGCATCAGCAAGGGTAGCAATGGCCGAATCGGCAAAGAGGCTTCGCCCTCTCGGAGCCAGTTTGCCAGCCTCAACAACTACGTCCTTCATGGTCATAAACTCATTCTTTCAGATGGCAAGCTTGAGGGGAGGAGCCGAGCGGAAAGCACCCCCAGGATGATTCCTGAGAGTGTTCCGCTCTGCCAGACGGTACGCCGTCGGGTTATCGCGTCGCGTTTTCAAACGGTCTCGCCCAATGGTCTGCCATTCCGAGGCTAGGCTATTCTCGCAGCCTACCGTTACACCGCGCGGTTTTGGTCCATCGTGGACTACTGGCCGCGCCACATTAAGCGGAGTCGGTCCTGTTGGTCGCACTCCGCGCCATTCCTTCACCAGCGGGCCGCCTAACGCGATTCCCGGTGGCTACGCGGTTCAGACTGAGAGGAGAAAAAGACCCCGACCGGCTTTTACACCGTTCGGGGAAGATACCCAGGGGGCCGACACCATGCTCGACGCATGTTCCGAAGGTGTTCAGCGAACGGTGTGTCGGCTGACCCCAGGTCTCTAAATTGAGATTTCGATAACATACGTTAAGCAGGCGGCACTCCGCTCGCTGAACGTTGCCAGCTTCGCACCAGGGTGAGGAATGGTCAACAACAAAATTCGCCATGCGATCCGCACGCACCATAGGCCAGCGCAGGCGATTGGCCGCCGCGCGGGTCAAAGTGGCTGGAAGCCAGGTCGAAGGCTTGTAGGGCGTTCTGGTCACTCGTCGGCCTTGGTTCTGACCGCCGGCCCGGTCATCTCGCGGTATTCGTCGCGCCGGCCAGCCCAGTAGCCCCAGCGCCAGACGAATTCGGCGCTGACGCCAAGGCCGATTAACCAAAGGATTATCAGGATGGTCATAGGTCAAAGAATCGAGCCGTTAGCGTTTGAGGTGGGAAACAAGTGGGAGTCCGCTGGAAACGGCTCGGAAATTGGAAAATTGGGTATCGCGTTCACTGATTCACTTTTCACTGTAAGCAACCTCTACTCTTTTGACACGGGTGCGTCAACTACTTTCTGTCGCAGCGCCACGTTTCGCAGGTTGGTCCACACCTTGCCCCGGCCAGGCGCTTGCAGCTCGACCAGGACGTCCGTCCGCCCGTAGCCTCGCCGCACGTCCACGATCTTCACCGGGACCTCGACCGGCCCGTGATTGTTCTCGCCCCGCACTTCGATCCGGTAACTGCCTTGTCGGTTCATAAGTTCCTCTCTCAACTGGTTAAACGTCTGTTTCATAATCAATGCAAGGCTTAATCGCCTGCGTGCCGGGCTCGCTGGCATCACGAGCCCGAACCGCATCCGACTTAGACGGGAATGCCCTTGCCGTCCAGGCCCATGAACCAGAACTTTCCGCCGTAGGAGGGTGCCCGCTCCGCAGCCAGGCGCTTTCCAGTCCTTTTGGCGTCAGCTTCGCTCGTCGTCTCAACGCCCTCGAAGGCGTCAACAAGTTCGCCGAACCGGTCTAGTTCGCCGAACCGAATCACGTTGTTCCGGTAGCGGAAGTGCAGACAGAAGTTTTTGCGCCTCATAGCCCGCACGCCTCCTTCATCCGGTCTTCGACTTCGAGATCGAAGCGATCCACCTGCGCGCCGGCATCCTCAGCGCTCGCGCCGCTCAGCGCCAGGGGCAAGCCTGCAATCGTATGGGCCTGCGCCCAGGCGTAGGAGCCGAATTTCTTGTACCAGACTTTGGCATGGTGGGACCAATGGAAGCCGGCGGCCTTCAGTTCGCTCAGCTTCTCAGCCGATGGCTTGTCGGGGAATTGGATCTCCACGCCGTTGCGCGCGAGGTTGCGGCGGACAACTACCGTGGCGGGCGGTCTATCCGGCGTTGCAAGATCGGCCTTGTACCATTCCTGGAACTCGCTCAGGATGGCCGACTGATCGGCACCCCGGCACTCATCGGAGTATTTGCGCCACAGGGCGTAAACCTCGGCTGGCGCTTTGCCGCAGCGTGCCGCTATCGCTTCGATCTCCTCAATGAAGCTCTGGCACAGTTGAACTTTATCCGGGCCAAAATCGGCCCAATGCTTGGTTATTTGCATACTGGCTCTCTTTCTTTGTTGATGGTTGCTCGGGCAATCTGCCCCGTGAGCCACCCGGCCAGCGGATGGCTCAAGGGGAGGATCGCTTACTTGTTGGCCAGCAGGTGGCACAGGCCGCCGCATTCCGGGCACTCGCATCGGCAAACATCCTCGCGCGCTTCCCAACAGGCAGGCCCGCAAGTGTGGCCGGAGATCATCGCAAGCACCGCGTTCATTGCCCCCTCGCTTTCTGAATGGCCGCGCGAGCTTTGTCGGCAGCAGCGCCAGCTGGGCCGGCGCAGTTCTGGGAGTTGCCGTCCCCGACAAAGCGAGTCATCAAAGCCTCGCACGCTTCGAGCAGCTCGGGCGCCGCAGCGATTAGTCTGGCGTCGGCGTCATCGGTGATCGTTGTTGCAATCGTTGACTGCTTGCGCTCGTCGGCGTCGGTGTTCCCGACAATCGTCCATACGTTATAAGGGGGCCGCTTGTCCTTAGCTTCATGCGCAAGGAGCCGCTGCCACGGCCCGGGAGTGTGTTGTGTCGTCATAAGTTTCATTCCTCAATTTCACCATCGTCGTTGGTTTTCCCGAAACCCCAATATTCCAGCGCTGCATCCAGCGCGTCCCAGTCGTCGTTGTCCAGCCAAGCTCTGTAGCCGGGTTCGTCTGCGAGGGCCGGCTGAGCGTCGAGAGCATCTTTGATCGTCATAGTGAGAGTGGGTTAGATGGATTGGTCCAAGTCGTAAATCCGCTGCTTGAGTGCCGCGGCCGCATTCTCGAATCGAGCCTGCGCACCCAAACACGATTCCCGGCCCGTCTCCCCGTAAGTTCGAGCCGCTGCGAGCGCGTACTGACATAGGGTGTCAGCCCGATGCTGGAGCCGGATGATTTCCGCGCTGATTTCCTGACGACGACGGATGGAGGGTCCGTCACCCCGTATGATTTGCTGCACGATGTTCATCGTTGATCCTTTCGTGGGGGTGGGTTAACAGGTGAGATAGCCGGTGCTGAGGTGATGCTCAATGGTGGATCCATCACCGGGGAGCACCTGCGCACCCCGGTTTTCCCAAAGTACGATTGACCGTTCATCCAGATGGTCAATCCTGAGAAATCGTCCATCCGCGAGCCGAATTGCTGGGGCCAGCTTTCCCGATCCATCGATCTTAATGGGGTGGGAGTCATAGGTTGGGACTTGTGTTTTCATCGTCGATCCTGTCGAAAAATCCCCGCGTGAATCCGGGGAGAGTTGGTCGATGTTTCGATATTCAATTTTCACAGTGAGGCAAGCCTAACTCCTTATGCACATAATGCAACAACTATTTTTGTAATCGGTTTCACCCGCATAAATATTGGGTTTCTCGCACAGTTGACTCGTGCGCTAGACTCTCTGGCATGAAAGTGTTCGGCCGTGATGCCTACTCGCTCGCTGTGATGCGGGCCATCAACGGCCGGCTTACCAAGATCGAACACAACCAAAGGAAAATTATGGACGCCATCCAAAGCGCGGCCGCGGCCGAACAGGCGAACACCGACGCGGTCAAAGCCGCGCTCACGAACATCAGCACGGGGATCACCGGGCTGCAAACCACCATCACCAGCCTCCAGGCCCAGATTGCGGCCCTCCAATCGGGAGGCAGCCTGAGCGCCGATGACCAGACGGCCGTTGACGCCATGCTCGCCGACAGCCAATCCGCGGTGACCCAGGTCCAGCAGATTGCCGCGGCTCTGACGCCCACGCCAGCGCCGGCCAAGAGCTGAGCCGAGCCCAAAAGCCCCCAAAGGCCGGAAATTGCGCAAAATCGCAGTTTCCGGCCATTTTCGTGAATTTACCCCCTCCAGAATGGCCCAGGACGCGTTTTGATCGCGCCGTCCGCTGTGTTGATGTGGGGGTAAAATGCCGTTTGGCTTCCGTAATCGTACGGAATTGACGGCCAGCGGAATCGGTGTAGAACCGACAACATGAAGTTGCGTTGCGAGCGCTGGCGTGGAATGGTGGCAGTGACTTTCGGCCATCCCACGCCGAATACATCCGCAGGTCGAGTCATTCTCCGCCTGCAATCCCGGCCATGCTCGCAACATGGCCGGAGCTTTTTCTTCCGTGTAATCTCCCAAACAAATGCCGTCCTCCGAAGCTGGTCACCCCGAAGGCTTGAGTGCCTGGGCGTGGACACCCGGATCGGCAGGCCAAGCCCGGCGGTGAGCCGACAAGCAGGCCATTGCACCCCGGGAGAACGGTCAACGGAAATGTAGATCGCTCGAGCTCCGTGGCTGGCTTAACCGGCTGGTCATGACCAAAGGACTCTCGAGCACGCGGCGCGGACGCCCTCCGGAAACCGCCGCGGCGACCTGATAGGGGTGCGTCATGCCCAAATCCATTCGTGCCCAGATCCGAAAGCCATCAAGCCGGGAGCATTAACCACTCGCGCGCAAAAACGTCCAGTTCCAAGACAGCCAAACCGATGAATGATTGAATGATGCCCGGACCAAAGTTGCTCGTCTCGTTCTCAAAACTGCGAAAATCGGCGTTTCCGTTCGCAGAAGTGAGAACCGGCCAGCACAAAATACCCTATTTTGTCCGACTTTCCAAGATTCGCTCGACAGGTCAGCGGTTTGCGCTTCCTCGACCAGCGATTTCGAGCCCAGGCCGGCCGCCTGGTGGAGGATTCCACCCTCCCGGTGGTTGGGGCGGGACCGCCCGGCCATGCCCGGCCAGCCGTCGCAGGTCACCCTGCTGGACTCAAAGCGATTCATGGGTTCACCTTTCAGATTTTTTGAGGCTCTGGAGGGCGGGTTTTGCTGGCTGCTGGACGGGTTGGAGATTTTTTGAATGGGTTATTGGGCTGATTTGCGGCGTACAGGTTGGCGTCTGCCGGGCATGGGGTAGTGAATCCGTCGCGCAGGACGTGGCCAACGACCGAGACCTTTCCTCGGGTGCGGAGGTTGCAGAGGTGGGCGCTGGCGCGGCGGCGGCTGGCGTAGAGTGATAGCTTTGGCCAGAGGATGGCGCCAATCTCAGGGGCGGTGGCTGGTGAGTCGGCGAGGAGCCTGAGGATTCGGCAGGTGATGGTCACCGCTGTTGGGCTTGTAACTCGTGGAACAATTCGGTGTGGAGGCGCCGGCGTGAGCGTTCCTGTCGGGCGTGGCAGTCCCGGCAGGTGCGCTGGCCTGGGCGGGCGGGCAGGCCGCAACGGCAGTTGGTGTGGCCGATGGGCGGTGGTGCCGGCTGGGGATTCACAGTTCGAACGGCAGGAGGGTCTTGGGGGAGCCGTAGATTAGAGCGCAGCCAGCGCAGAGCTTGCGGCCGTTGGGGATTGGCTTGTGGCGGAGGGCTTCCTGCCAGACAGCGGGGTTGCGGCAGTAGGAGACCGAGCAGCGGATGACGATCCTGCGGCTGGGGATAGCCAGCATCTTCGGGTCCGGGTCCACGTCGTACCAGTGCAGGAACCACTCATTGCGCCGGCGCGACCTCCACATCTTGCCGAGATAAGTGCCGGTCGGGATGCTCGCCGAATACTCGGCAAGCCGCTCGAAGTCGGCGAAGGTCATGCTGGCCTCCCTCGGGCTGAGCAGGATCCTTTCCAGGGCAGGCTGCTCCCAATGAGCGCACAGCGGGTCAGTCATTGGCGGGATGATGGTATCCGCCGGGCCGGTGCCGCGGAAGATGACATCGAAGTTCTCGGCGTAGGCGCGGCGGTTGGTGACTCGGGATTGGGTGTCGTTCATAGGGGGTCTATCGGTCTCCCCAGACTGCGAGGTTCATCGCCGCGGCTGCCAGGGAGAGCACGCAGAGGATTTTGGCCGGCAGGGGCAGGAGGGCGACCAGCGGGCAGGCCAGGAGGTTGAGCAGGACGGTCCGGCGCCAGCCCAGGAGGAAGACCAGCGGGTTGAGTTCCCGGGCGAGGTTCGGGCTGGCCAGGCGCGTGGTCAGGAGGTCGGCCGCGCGGCAGGCCAACAGGCAGAGCAGGATGAGGAAGTAGCCGATCACTGTGTGGAGTCCTAGGCGGCGATCATGGCTTGGATAATTTGCGCCGCGACTTGGGGGATCGCTCGGAGTCCCATCGTTTTTGGCAGACTCGGCAGACTCGCCTGCCGGACTTTGTTCTTCCGGTTTTAAGATGTCCGTGGATGCAGTGAGTTTTTGCGGGTGGCGCCGGAATGTCTCCGTTCTGATGATGAAGCCGCATGTGGCAGGTCGAGCAAAGCGTGGCGAGGTTGGCTGGTGAGTTGTCGGACCAAACACGGTTCTTGTGGTGAATCTCAAGGTCAGCGGTCGTTCCGCAGTTTTCGCAAGTGGTCTTTTTGAACCGCCGAGCAAGCATCTGCCATCGCCCTCGGGATTTCTTTTCTTTGACCATCGCCTTAGCCATGCAGAGAAATCCGCAGTACTTTCTCCTGCCGTACACGGCCCTATCTTCCCATCGGTCTCCGAACTGTTTTCTTTCCATGACCTTGCCGCAAAACGCGCAAGGTTTGAGGTCAACCGGGATAAGTTTTCTGCCCATGAATAGAACATAAGCCTATGGCCTATCTTCCGCAAGGATCATCGCTCGAATTATCTCCTAGGCCACCGGCCATACGATGGAATTTCCCAAGGCTGCAATCATTTTTGAGCGAAATCGCTTAGGTATTCCAGACTGTACCCTTGCAGCCAAAGAGTGAAGGCCAACTGGAGCGCGGCGAACGACGGACCCTCCTTTGCCATCGGGGCAGAGCAGCCATTGGAAGTCTCCCCAATGGCCCAATGCAAAGAGTCTATCAGCTCGGTTGAGTGGCCCTTGCGGCCTTCCGGTCTGCACGGACCGCCCTGAGTGCTCGCGTTGGCCGTCGGCCACAGGCTGGCTTTCAGGCTCAGAATATGTTCCGCCCGCGTCCCATCGGTCTGATTCGCCAGGGCCTCTTTGAGTTGCGCCGGCATCGGCATTCCGCCCTGGGCGAATTTGCTCACTCTGCCGCCCGACGGACTGACCGCCGTGCCCCACAAACTCGCCTTGAGTTGGTTGGGAAGCGAGTCGTTCACGTACCAAACACGCTGCGTCTGGCCTTTCCAGTCCCGGCTTCGGCACGTTGCCCAGTTCGCCATTGCGATGCCCGATAATCCAAATTCTCTCCCGGTCTTGTGGCGAATCAATGGCACAAGCCGGTATAGAGACCGGTTGGACCTCGTAGCCGAGCCCCTCCAACTCAGCAAGGATTCCGTCGAGCCCCACGTCGAGGAGGCCAACAACGTTTTCAAAACAGAACCAAGCGGGCCGGATAATCGAACACACGGAAACAGCCTGAGGCCAGAGCCAACGCACATCGCTTTCGCCTCCTTGGTTCCCGGCTCGACTGGCGCTTTGGCAAGGAGGACTTCCTGTGAGCAGCCAGGTTCGGCCGGCGTATTCCTCTGATGGGAATGATTCGACGGCGCGGTAACAAGGGCACCCCCAAACTCTTTCAAGCCCGGCTGCGAGCCATTCTTCTCTTTCGCAAAGAGCGATCGTTGTGAGTCCGTTTGCATGGGCGGCTAGCGGCCAGCCCCCAATCCCGGAGAAGATGTCAACGTGTGTCCATGGTGAATTTTCATGTGGCAGGATCGGCATACGGTTAATAGGTTGAGGGTGGCATCGTTGCGCCAGTTGGTGTCTTTGTGGTGAACATCAAGCCGCCCTTTTCGGCCGCAGATTTCACAAGCCCCTTTGACAAACCCCCTAGCCCTAAATCCGTGGGCTGATTTGCTCGCAGGCAATTCCATTTCGGCGTCCGCGCGGCACCTGTTGTTGCAGTAGCGCCTCCTCGCGAACATGACGTGAGATTCAAGCCAGCCACATGGCGACAAACGCCGCTTGAGTTTTTTTCCGCACTGCTCGCAGAATTTGTCCCCAACGATGATGGATGGTTTTCTGCCGGATTTCATTCCTGTAAAATAACGCTATTTGAGAATCACACAAGAGGATTCTCAAACAAACCCGCCGATGCCCGAAAACAGGTCTATGTGGAGACAGGTCACGCCCTTGGAGGTTCGGGGATTGGGAGATGCGCCGGAGGAGCCTGCTCTTCGAGCATGTTCTCGACGACGTGCTTCATGTGCTCGGTGGCGTTAAGCTGGCGGCTGACCCGGCCGACGATGAGCGGCTGGATCTTGCCCGGCGAGTGCTGGGTGGCGATGCCGATCATGACGACGAGGTTGTGGCCAAAGAGGATGGCCAGACGCTCGCGCAGCCCAAACTTCCTGAACCACTCGACCTTGAGGGACGAGCGGAAGACCGTCGGGACTTCGCGGGCGCGGGACTTGGCCACCTTGCCGGAGACTTCTTTGGCTACGGCTTTGAGGGTGTTGGCGTTGAGGTCTGGTCGTTGCATAAAATGGCGTCCCCCGTTTGCCAAAGCGGCGACCGAGCGAGTCCGAATGGCGAGCGGCCCGGAGAAGAGAGCCAGTAGGCAAGACCTGGGCCATTATCATGCGGATGTTCATTCGGTCCAGGGGACATAAAGTGAATCAGTGGGCGCAGATGCCGGCGCCCAGCGGAAGTTCTTTCAAGGCCCATAGGTCGTCGGGGATGCGCCCTTGTTTATCGGGCTTCCGGCCGTAGTCCTGCTTGAACCACACGGCGCACTGATGGGCCTGGGCATCACGCACCAGGTTTATCAGGAGGTCAACTCCACGGTCGCGGAAGCTGGGCCCGCTCTCGCCGCCGACGACGATCCAGTCCAGGTAATGGGAGCAGCTTACCTCTTCGTCCTGGAGAAGCTCGCTGAATCCGAATGGCTCGAGCAGTGGCTCAGCGCTGCACCAGGTGACCAGCGCCGGGATGTGCTTGGCGATGTCATGCCGCTCACGCCACTCGCGGGCGGTCCCGGCGGTGTAGCCGAACCAGACGTTGGGAGGGGCCTTGCCGCCCAGCCAGGAACGGGCCCAGGCGACGGCGTCGGCATCGAGCGGGCTGCGGCATTCCTTGACGAGCAGTTCGAGTCCCGGTCGCCAGAGCTGCGGGCGCTTGGTCAGGAGCAGCCAATCCAGGCATGGCGAACTGCGGATGGCATTGACCACGCGCAACAGGCAGGCCGAGCGGGCCATCCAGTGGCCGTCGAGAGTGATCGCCCCGGCCGGCATGGCGTCGAACGGGTCGATCAGGCTCATGAAGATGCGGCGGCGCTCGCCGGCTTTGGCGGCCGCGCGGTTGAGCCGCTCGACCCCGTCGGAGAAGCCCTGGGTGAGGACGCGCGGCGCGTGGTCTCCCCAGACCGGGCGCGTGTCGTAGTCGTCTATTCCGGCCAGGCGGTAGGCTTCCCGGATGCGGGCTGAGTAGAACTTGCCGGTCATCGCTTCGCTGTAGCAGTTGGTGCAACAGGCGTCCACTTTCGAGCACACCAGCCAGGGAGCCAGCGTGTGGTGCGCCCAAGGAACTTTGGAGTCTTTGCTCATAACGGTTTCTGGAAAATCAGGACTTCCTCGTAGTCAATCCTCGGCGAACCCTTCTTCTCGGCCAGCCGACGGAAGAAGCTCTTGCGGGATTTGGTTTCGAGCGTGCCGTCCTGCTCGAACAGGTCGTTGTGGCGCTTCTCTTTCACGAGCATCGCGTGAATGCGTTCGAGTGGGGTGAAGCCGATGTGTTCGAGGAGTCGGGCGGTGTCGTCGCAGAGGGGGACGCGCTGGCGATTTTTGATATAGTCCTTCACAACTAAGCAAATGATGCCGCCGGGTTTGATGGCGCGAAAGCAGGCGCGGTAAACGGCGTCAACGGCCTGCCAGTAGGTCTCACCGGATTCCTGGCCGATCTGGCCTTCGGTATTTCCGTATTCTTGGTCCTGCCGTCTCGCCAAGGCTGCAGCGCGCGCCGTCTCGCTCGCTGGATGCCCCTTGCCATTGTGGGGAACGAAATTGAACTTGCTCGCCTTCATTGAGCCCTCTTGATCCTCAAACGGCGGACTCGTTACCACGCCGGCCACGGTTCCAGATTTGAGGCGCGAGATTTGCCCGTCTGTCGCGCCGTAGCGTTGGTCAGCGTTCTGGCTGGCGAGCGTTGCCGTGCGACCCGATTGCTGGCCGGGATGCTTGGCGGGCTTCGTGTTCAGGCCACCGGCGCCCGCCGCAATGTCGGAGTAAGGCGGCGATGAAACCACCGCCGAAACCGTCCCCAATTTCAGCGTCTCGATATTTCCATCAGTCCTCTCCCCGGCGAGCCCCTGGTAAGTTCGGTTGCCGACCATGTCCGGTTTGTCTGGAGCGCCGTTCAGTGGCGCGGCGTATTTCCGCCCCGGTGCCGGCACGTAGCCTTTGACATTGATCCCGCCGCCGCCTTTCCCGCTGGTCTCGGCATACGGCGGACTCGCAATCACCGCCCCAACCTTGCCCGAGCGCAGGCGTCCGATTTGGCCGGCTTCCTCGCCGTATTCCGCGTGGCACGAAACCCCCTTACTGTGATTCTGTCCAAGTTCCCCGTTCTGCTTCGCCTTCTCCCAGTCAATCCCGTCCTGTTGAGCGCGTAGTGACTCCGAATACGGCGGACTGGTGACGATGGCGCCGGCGCCCGCAATCACTTCATCGAACTGCCGCGAGTCACCCTGGACGATCACTGGCATCGGCGCGTTCAACTGGCCCAGCCGGTAGGCGTGCAGGGCGAAGTTGTCTTGGGCCATCTTTACAAAACGCGGTTCCAGTTCGCAGCCTACCCAGGCCAGCCCGCGATAGGCAGCGATCACCCCGCCGGTGCCGATGCCCCCAAAGCAGTCCACAACCGTGTCGCCTTTCGAGAGCCAGCCGCGCTCGATGCAATGGTCGAGGATGCGCTCAATGAGTCCGCGCGAGAACTTGGCTGGGTGAGCAAAGCTCTCCGACGTGATAAAGCCGTCCCAGCGGGAGTCGTAACAGCCGTGCCAGATGATGGGTTTCATCGCGCTAAAACGGGATCTTGCTCTTTACCTCAGCCGAGTGATTTCGATGCGGCACCCCTCTTCGCCGGGCGCGACCCTTACCACCGTCCACGACCCCGATACCAAGTCGTTCACCGAGTCGTCTTCGGGTAGCCGTGATAACATCGCAAAGAGTTTCGAGCGCACCCGTTGGGTCCCGTCGCTGCCGGTTTGACACATAATAAGTAACTGCGATTCTAAACTCTGGATGGCCTTCTCCATCCATTCCTGAAACTCCGGGGATGTAATCAGGAGCGGCCTCTTGAGCGGCCTCCCGTTCGGCAACTTGGTGATCCACCGCTTGGAATTCTTGAAGCTTGGGATGTGGAAGTTCGGCGCCGACGATTGGGCCTCTGGTTCCCACTTCTTGCGCATTACCCGCGGAGCCTGGATTCGCTTTAGCTCCAGAACGAGCGGCTCGCCTAAACGACCCGTCGGACTGCTGAACAAATCCCCGGGCAAGCATTGAGGCTCTGAGTTCATCGGAGGTCACTCGCATTTCTCCGGCAACGCCTTGAACCCGCCCTCCTTGAGCGCCTGATAGAAGGTGCGTTCCCCGTCCCACGCGTAGGGCAGGAACACTTCGCGGTACTCGGCCTGCTTCATTTGGATCATGGACATCTGGACCTCGATCCAGTCTTGAACAATCTTCCAAGCCGTGCGCTCGGCCTGCTGCGCAAAGTCGGACTTACGCTTTTTCTTATGGGGGCTCCACGCCAAGGATTTCCCGTCCGATGATAGCTGTTCGCCATTGGCGTAGTTCAGCCAGAGTGCGTCCAGTGCCTTCTCTTTGTCGGCGGGAATGCGAATCGTCATGCGCGGCGCGCCTTGGTCTGGCTGAATGTGGAAGGTGATGGCCGAAATCTCGCCGTTGGTACCGCGGTACTCCTTGGTGATCCCGCTCACCCCGCACCGAATTAGCACCTGCTCAATGCGGTAGATGGTCTGGCTTACCGGCACGTTGCTGGTGTAGTTCTTGAGGAACATATCTCGATTTTCACAGTTTGTTTGCGCGGCCTACCTCGCGGGCTCCGGCGCGCGTTTGCGCACCCGGATTTCGCAAATCATCCCGGCCTTGAAGGCAGCGGGGTAGAACACGTCGGCCAGCGCCATCACCGATGGCACCTCCTCCGGGTCGTCTGGGTCGGCGTCAATATAGACCTTGATCTTGTCGCACTGGCGCTCGAAGGACAGTGGCATCTCGCGGTCGAACACCAGGGAGGTCGCCCGGCGAATCTGTTCGAGCAGGCCGTCCACGTCAAACTGCGGGTCCTGCTGGAACTCCCGCGCCGGCTCGGGCGAACCGACCAGCCCCTCCTCGAGCAGGATTTGCGCGTCGTAGCCTCCAAGCTGGCCGGCGCGCGCCGCCAGGTACTTGATGGCCTTGATCTGCCGCCCGGATTTTCCGCAGACAATTTTGAAGTCCGCGCGGTGGGGAATGACAGTGATTGCCACGTCGCTGCCATCCACGGCTTCCAGGATACGGCAGTCCGCCGGGTAGCGGCACAGGCCAAGAATCAGTGGGGCGATGGCCTTGCTAAGCGGGTGTTTCAGGTCTTCACGTTTCACTGTGATAAAGCAATAACCCGGGCGCGCCGGGCTGTCAACGATTTCTCTTCGCGATGTTGTACCCCTGCACGAACGCGACCCACGCCGTTCCCATAGCCGCCGCCAGACAGCGCTCGCTCATGTAGGTATCGCGCTTGAGGACGAGCTTCTGCTTGGCCCACATCTTTTCAAACTCCAGGCGCAGGGCCTCGCTCTGCTCCATGTGATGTTCGAGTTGGATCAGGGTCATTGGGGTTGGTAGGCGAGATCCGGCTGGGTATCCACCTGGACATCATCGTCGGATATTTTAGCAGCGCTTTCGAAACGCGTGTAGCTCTTGCAAAACACAAGCGGGACCTCTCCGGTTGGTCCATCCTTCTGCTTGTCGATCAGGAGGTTCACGCGCTGGGTGTAGTCGTTCCCATTATCCGCAGCATCGTCGTCCTGCTCCTTCGGGCGGTAGAGCAGGCCAACCACGTCGGCATCCTGTTCAACGGCCCCGGACTCCCGCAGGTCGGCCATCCTTGGCTTGCGATTCTTTTCCCGGTCGAGCTCGCGGTTTAACTGGCTGAGGACGATTATCGGGATGTTCAGTTCCTTTCCGATTGCCTTAACGCCCGAGGAGATGTCGGCGATCTCCTGCTCCCGGGTTTTGGCCCGCGCGGAGGTAGAATGCAGAAGCTGGAGGTAGTCTATTACCAGGAGCTTTATTCCATGCTGCTGGTGCCACCGCCTGGCCTTGGCGCGCAGTTGCAGGACCGATAGCCCTGACTTGTCGTGAACGAAAAGCGGCGCCCGGGACAACCGTCCTGCGGCATCGGTGATGCTCGAAAAATCGCGCTCGGCAATTAACCCCTGATGAACGTTGCGGATGTTCACCCTGGCCCGGGAACAGACCATCCGCATCATCAAGTTATCCGCAGTGGTCTCCAGCGTAAAGACCCCGACCGGAAGGCGCTGCTCGACGGCAACGTAATCGGCGATATTGGCCGCCAGTGAGCTTTTCCCCATGCTCGGACGGCCAGCGATGACGATCATGCTGGCCGGCTGCATCCCCCAGATGAGGCGGTCCAGATCGACAAATCCCGTAGGAATGCCCCGCAGCTTTCCGCGGTTCTGGTGGCAGTCCTCAATCACAGCGATGGTCCGCTGCACCAGTTTTCCAACCGGATCGGTTTCACCTACCGACGCCCGAGCCTCAGCCACTCGGAGAACATCGCGCTCCATCTCATCAATCAAAGCGTCCACTTCGCCCTCATAGTCGTAAATCCTGCTGACTATCCCGGTGCAGGTCTGGATCATCCTTCGGAGCAGGTATTTCTCGTGGATGATGTCCGTGTAGTAGGTGACCATGGCTGGAGACGCGGCCAGGTTTGGAAGTTGTGCTAGATACGCAATGCCACCAACCTGGTCCAGGAGGCGTTTATCCTTGAGTTTTTGCTGAAGGGTCACCACGTCAATGCCCTCGCGCGCGTCGTACATCTCAACCATGGTCGAATAGATGGACTGATGCCGCAGATCATAGAACACCTCGGGGACTCCTGAAAATGCCCGGATGCACTCCCCGATCGTGGAATTTGGGTCCTGTAGGATGCACCCAAGGCAAGCCTCTTCGGCCTCCGAAGAGTGTGGTGGAAGGCGATCGATGCTGGACCCGTTTCGGGACGCGCTGTTTCGCCGGCCGGATGTAAGGTCTGGGGAAATCACGCGGAAACTCCTGCCAGGGCGATCTGGCGGTTAAGGTCATCAGCCCTCAAGCGCAGAGCTTTAAGCTCTGCCCGTTGGGCTTCGGTGCAACGCGGATTGTAGGCGGTGCTATCGCGGTTGGCCGGGTGAGTTGATATAACCTCGGACACAGACTTGAGTTGAACCGCCGGGCTCGGCGCGAAACCACTGCCATTACCGTTCAGTTTTTGCTCGAAGATTCCCTGATACCCCTTCTCAATCGAGTTGTTGATCGCATCTACCCATCTTTTAGGCCCCCACTCCTTTAGCAACTTTAACTGGAGGCGTGCGGTGGATGGTGTAATCTTCTGACGGCGCTCCCGGCGGTACTTGTTCCAGTCATCCCACGCGACCCGGCATTCCTCGGTCATCAGCTCAGAGTCCTTGAAAAGCTCTGACGGTTGTACTGACGGATCTATGACGGGTACTGACGGATCGGGTGACCCTGAGTGTACACGCCGGTCACCCCTCTCTGCCTCCAGGGTCACCCCTCCATTACCACGCCGGTCACCCCTCTCCGTTGACAGGTGACCTACAGTCACCCGTGGGGTTAGCCTGTAAAGGTTAGTTGTTCCAGGCAGCCCTCCGCCACGCCTGACGCTCACCTTTCCGGACTTTGTCAGCCGAATGATTATACGCTGAACCCCGCGGTCGGACATCCTGGCTTTTAGGGCAATGCTATCTATGCTTGGCCAAGCCTCTCCGGAGTCATTACAGAAGTCTGCAAGTGCCAGCATTACAAGAAGTTCAGGCTGCTTAGATATAGAGGCGTCATCCCACACCTGGGACATTATTCGGATGCTCATGGGTTTTGAATTTGAACGTTCTGTGCTGCCTCCGGCAGATGTGACTCCGGACAGTTCGGCGGGACCGAAAAGGCCAGAAGCAGCACGGAATTTTCGTTATATCCGAAGTCACGAGACCGGTTCTACACCCCAGCTCGCGACCCGTGCAAGGGTTTTCTGAAAAAACTTCACGATTGACACGAAGCCCGGTCGGTAGGACAACGGGGCGATATGGCAGCAGCGAATTGGATCTCTGGAGCAGTGAAAAATCGAGGAGCACTCCACCGGGAACTCGGCATCCCTCAGGGCCAAAAAATACCGGCGTCCAAGCTGGCGAGCGCCGCGGCCAAGGGAGGAAAGCTTGGCCGGCGGGCACGCCTGGCTCAGACGCTCGGGAAGTTAAGGCGCAAGGGCTCACTGCGGGCGAAGCGGTAGCCTATTCGGGATCGTCCTCGATTTCGGTCTTCACTTTGAGCTTCTCGCTGGTCTCGAACTCGACCGAACGATGGGCGGTGACCTTTTCGGTCTTGCCGTCCTCCTCGCCCTCTGCTGGGACCTCGATCTCCACGTCGTAGGTGTAACCGCTCTGCTTGTGCTTCTGGAGGAGTTCCAAAAGCGCTTTCTTGGCCGCGATCTCCGTCTTTCCCCAGGCCATTCGGCTGTCACGCGCAGCCACGTAATTCTCGGCCGCCGTTTCGATCTCTTTGATTCTCGCCGGCCCGGTTCCGGGCAGGCTGTCTTGTTTTGCCATGATGTTCTTTCTGTGTTTTTGGTTAACCGTCGTGGAAACTATTCGCCGTAGAGCATCAGCCGCTCAGGCGGTTCGGTGATGGTGAAGCCGTCAATAACCTTCTGCCCCTCGTCGTCCCAGGAAGGGAACACCCCGGACCTGAGGCATCGGCAGTAAAGCCGCAGGGCCATAACACACTTCTCCCGGCCGCGTCGCATGAACTCCGCCGAGATGTGGCGCCGCGCTGGCTGGTAGGGGGCGACGTTTTCCTGGATGATGTGCCGGAAGTCCGTCCGGTCTTCGCCGGTGGCCAGCGTGTAAACGTCCATGTTCATTGCCGCCTGCCAGTCGTAATTCCGCTTGTGGACCACCCAGCGCCAGCCGTCCGGGTCGGCCTCGCGCGCGGTTTTGAAATCGCCAAGGCACTTTCCGAACAGCGGGTGGGCCTTGTCGCAGACGAGATCGGTCAGCGTTTTTACCGGGATGACCAGACCGGTCTCGGGGTCCTTGTACTCCGCCACACACATGACCTGGAAAGCCGAGCACTTGATGAACGGCCCGCAGACCGGGTCCTTCATCAGGCGAGCGACGGCAGAGGTGGCCTCGAGCATCATCTCAGCGTCAACGACAGTCAGTCCGTCGGACTCCTGCTCAGCCTTCCAGTCCTTGCACTCCTTGCACTGGGGGTTCCATGGCACCTGCTCGCCAGCAACAGCCTTACCCTCTTTGACGATGCTCATGGTTTTTGTCGCCGTACAGGTCTCCGGGGGAATGGCGTAGCGCTGGTCGAAGCGGCCGCGGTCGGTTACTAGGCAGTCAATGAGGCTACCCCACTCGGTAGCGTCCGTGTCCTTGGGCTTGTAGCCAGCCAGCCAGTTCTGCGGGTTGCGCGTGAAAAGGCCAAGCTCGGAGCGTGTCATCGCGCGGCCGGGATGACCGCGCGGGAACGCCGGATCATCCAGGTGGTAGGCATCGGCGTCGACGTTGGCCCCGACCAGTTTGGCATTAGAGAACGGGTTTTTGAATTCGGGTAGTTCCATAGGTCAGGGAGTAATGCCGAGTTCATCCTGGGCCCCGGGATTCGGGTCCTTGGCAGCCGCTGCCGGCTGCGGGTTTTCAACTGACTCCGGCGGCGCACTCCCCACCACGTAGCCGTCCTCGATGATGACCGTCGGCTCGACATCCCGGGCGATGCGCTCGACCCAAATCTGGCAATCGGCCTTATCGGCGATTTCGGCCAGGAGTTTCATCCCGTCGGCGTCCACGTCGTTGCCGGCGCGGATGAGGCAGACCATGAGCTTGGGGTTTAGGGCGATAGCGATTGAAACAGAGACAACGAGCTGCTCGCGCGTGCTGGCCTGGTCGAAGGGCAGGCCGTTGAGCAGCACCTCACCGGTTTCCTCGCCGATGGAAAGCCCTGGCACCGGGTATTTCGCCTCCTGGATGGCCGTCCGCTTCTTCGCGTCGAAATCCTCGAGCTTGCGGGTGAGCGCGTCGGCCTCTTTGGTCTTGGCCACAACTTTAGTCTTCAGGTCGGCGTGGGTCTTATTCGCCCGGACTTTCTCGTTGGTGATTTCAACTTCAAAAGCCTTCTGCTTGAAGGGCGCGAGGTCCACGTCCACCAGATTCGCAACCGAAAGCTCAAGCCGTTTATGCTCCTCGAGCTTCTCAGTGTGGGATTTGGAGAGATTGTCGAGCGTGCGTTTCTGCGAAGCCAGTTCATCCTGCAGGCGCTTAATCTCCTGCTCGGTTTCTGCGATCTTGCCCTGCTGGTAAGCCTTTGAGGCGGCAATGCGCGAGGCACTTTCGGCGGCGTTGTTGGCGGCCGTGCGGGCGGCAGCGTTCTGCGCGTTGGTCGCCGCCGCGGCCTCCTGCTGGGCGATGATGTCGGCGGCCGAGGTCTCGGTCTCCGGTGCGCCAGCGTAATGCGGAGCAGCCGATAGTTGGGCCTGAAGGCTGGCCAGGTCGCGATTGACCGCCGTGCGCTCGTTGAAGACCTTCTGGCGATCCTGGTCGTGGGCGGCAAAATCCAACCCGAGGATCTGCCGAAGGGTATCCCCACGCTTTTTGCTCTTGGCCTCATCCGAGATCGCCCCGGGGGGATTAACGAATTCGAGCGGGTCAAAGCTAAGGTTGCCGCAAAGACCGTCCAGGACAGCCTGGGGAGATTGGTATTTGTCGCCGTCCTTGGGTTTGACCACCAGTTGCATCCCGCCGGCGGCGGTGAACGTGCGTTTGACGGTGAAGTCGCCCAAGTCGAGCGTGCCCCCACCCTTTTGGTGGCCGCGGGTGACTGGCTTGGAGGGAATAGACTTTCCTCCGCGCAGAGCGGCCTCGACAAAGTCCAGAATGGACGATTTGCCGGCACCGTTCTTGCCGGAGATGATGACGAGGTTCCCATCCGGGGTGATCTCGACAAAGTTGACGCGCTTGAAATGCTCCATCTGGAGCCCGAGAATTTTTGTTGCCATAAGAGGAAGGAGACGAAGGTTCAGGGACTGGGTTTAGTTCGGAGACGGCGCGCCAGGCGTCGGCGCCGGAGTCGCGCTCCTCGATCCACGCCGCTTTGTACCGCCATTGATGCTGCGGGCCTTGGGTTTGCTGTTGGGCTTCGTGGTGAGGATGTCGACGATGGCCTCCTTGTGGTTGATGACGGCTGCGACCGCGTTGTCTACGTCCGTCATGGCCGCCGAAGAGAAGATTCCCTTGAGTTCGTGCTTCTGTGCTTCCTCCAAACTCGCGTGAGTTTGTCCGTCCCCTGTTACGAATGCCTTTGTGAATGCGATCATGTTGCTGCCTTTTGTTGAATTTTCTCGTTAAGTTTGGCGATCACCTGTTTTAACCGCTCGACACCGAGATCGCCAAGTATTTCGGTGTCGGAAATGTAGTTTTCGTCGAGGAGGAACTGGTTGACCTTCGGCATGACCGCCGCGCGGTCGGTCTTGCTGGCGTCCGCCGGCAGGTTGTGGATCGCGTGAATCAGCGGGTGGGCCCATATGGCCTTGGCCAGCTCGCCGCGTTCGGTCTTCGACGGTCCGGCCGCCGGAACATTCGCCGGCGCGCCCGAGGATTTAGACCCGCACCAGGCCGCAATCTTCTGCCCGTGCTCATAGGTGAGCTGCGTCTTCTCGTCGGGCAGGCAATGGAAAAGATCCTCGTGGGTGATTTTGGTGACGTGGCAGAAGCCGCCCTTGCCGTCTTTGGCGAAAACCTCAACGTTTATGAGCATCTCGAAGATGAACCGCGGGTCAGCAATCGGCGTGGTGAACTCGTCGGTAACCACTTCCATGCCACGCTGACCCTTTACCATGTGGGTTTTTTCCTGGGCGCGGAGGCAGCAGATGACGGGCAGTGGGCAGCGAAGCAGGTATTGGACGAAAAACTTATGCTCCTGCTTGGGCTTTATCCAGGCGGCCATCTTGCATTTCTCGCGCTTGCCCCAATCGTCGCCGGCCATGCGGTGGAGTTCAGCCTCCTGCATATCCAGCACGCCGCCCTCGCCGTCCCACTCGTGGGTCATCGAGTCAACGACCACGATGTCGGAATCCTTGGCCGCCAGTTCGACAGCCGCTTTGTAGCGCGCGGGCGAGAACGGAGCGTCGAAGTTGAGCACGCGGTAGCCGCCTGGGATGACATCGGCAAAAATACTCCCACGTCGGTTTTCGGTGTCGATGAGGGTGATTTTTCCAGCGGGACCGACGATGCCGCGCGCCAAGATGAGAGCCGATCGGGTTTTGCCGCCGCCGCTTTTGCCGTAGGTGCCGATGAGGGGTTTAACCACGCCGCGCGTGGCCGTTTCAACGGTGAAGTCAGCCATAAGAGGAATTTAATGGGATAGAATCAGTTTCAAATTTCACAGTTCACTGTAAAGCGTTTTAACCCATGACGCGCGAAGGCGCAAGCGAAATTTTGCGGCTTGCTCGGCGCCGGCCGTTTCGGTAATCGGAGGGTCGCTTGAAGACCTCAACGCTCTGGGTGGTTCGCGGCCGGGAGCCCGTGCTTTGGACAATTCCGGTGTTTGTCGAGTGGCACGACAAGACGGCGATCATCCGGCCGGCGGTGGTGCTCAACGGGATGCAGGGCCACGCGCTGCTGGCGACGGTCAACAAATGGGGAAAGATCGAGGACGGCAACTACATCATTCGCGAGTCGGCGCTCCGGCAGTGCGCGGAGGAGATCCCGCCGGAGGAAAACGCGGAGATGCACTTTTCCTGGGAGCGCGTCCGGGCGCCCCAGCGCACGCGCTACAACGCACCAGAGGACCAGGAACGCCGCGAATTCCTGGATGAACTGCACCTTTCGGGCGCCTGGCGGCCGTTCTGCTCCCGGCGCGAGGAGGTCGACTACGTGTTTCACGCGCTGTGCCGGTTCATGCTGGATTGGCTGGTAAACCAGGAGAAACCGGTGGACCTGCACTTCGCCAAACTGCACAACTGGCCCTGGCGCCAGAACTTCGCCGACGCGATCTACCGGCGCGAGAAGGCGTACGACCTGCGGCCGAGGGAATTGATGCGCAAGTACGGCCCCCAGGAGGCCTGTGAGATTGAGGTCAACGCCCGGCTGCGGCACGCAATGCTGACCGGCCCGTTTTTCAGGATGATCGACGGAGACGTGATGGGAAGAGCCCTCTTTATCGAACCAACGCGGGCCTGGCACTCGCTGATTAAACGGATTGAACGGACCCGGTTCGAGGTGCTAAAGGAACAGGCGTATGCGGACCAGTTTATCCTCTCAGCCTCCCGGCAATGGCCCAGAGTGGCAAGATTCCTGGCTTCCTGGCTGGCGTCTAGCCTTCAATCATCGCCGATCCTTCTGGAAAGCGCTTCGAGTGGCTATCACCGGTTCGTTTCGAGGGCTCTCCTTCGGTCTGGCGATAAGGCGCTCATTAAACGCCTCTTTGTCACTATGCGCCTTGCTGGTTTTAAGAGCCCGGACTCGCGCAGATCCAAAAAGACCGTCGTACGCGCAAAGGCTCGAGCGATGCCGCCAGTGCCCCATGTTCAACCCGGAACTCCAGACCTGCGGAACGGCGCGTGAGACCTTCTTTAGCCCCAGTGCCAGGCAGGTGCTACCGCTCGGCTGCTGGTGCTATATGCCGATCAAGGCGGCTCTGCGGTGCAACTGCTGGTTGTATGACGTGAGCGCTGGTCAGGCGGGCTGGCCGCCGGAACTGAACGACTACCCACATGAGTTCTGAAATTGTAAAAGTCGCCAACGGACATCAGGTCCAGGTCGAGGTTGACCTGGAAGAGCCGGCAATGAGCGATGATCTGCTGGTCGAGACCCTCAAACGCTGCGGCTGCGCCACCTTCGGACCAACGAGGATAAAGGACCTGGCCAGAATCGGCGTCCATCTGCGGGGCGTTGGGGTGACGAAGATCCAGCGTGGCGCCGTGATGGTGGATCTCGGGAAAGTGGATGAGGTGATCGACGTGGTCCGTGGGATGTTGGGCGCCAGGGTGGAAAAGTCGGGGAAGGGGACAATCCGCGACCTGGCGGTGCTGACATCCGCTTTTGGGATGCTGATGAAGACCAAAACGGATGTCCAACGATTGGCCCTTGAGGTCGAGCAGGCGGCGTCGCCGGGCAAGACCATCGAGGAACCGCCCGGGCCGGCCCAGAACTTCGCGCCGGGCAAGCGAATATCCCCCCGCGGCGGCGGCAACCAGACCTTGGTGCTGGCCCATAACGCCAACGTTTACCCAGACGGCAAGCCAGGGAAGCCTTAGAAAACCGTTGCAGGCAAAAAAGAGGTGTGCGTAATGTGCGCCCATGAATGGCGATGGATACGCACCAAATTACACGGTTCCAAACTTCAGCCACCCAGAGCCCAGTAACGTTGGCGTCGTTAGCGCCGGCAGCGGCCTTGAGCAGGGCGCGTACGGAGGGATCGCTCCGACCGACACGCCAAGCGGCCCGACTGAGCGGGTGGACACCGACACCGGCAAGGTCTGGTACTTCGTTGACGGCGAATGGGTCTTCAGCGGCATCACTCTCAGCCTATGAAAAAACTACTCTGCACGCTTCTGGCGTCGGCCTCGCTCTGCGTGTTTGGCTCTGGCCTTCCAACATTCACCGGAATTGTGAAGGGAGACGGCTCGGGCCTAACGAATCTCAATCCTTTGTCGCTGCCACAGAGCCTGCCAGTGGGCAATACCAATGCGATTATCGTCACCGGCCTGGGGGCCAACTTTGTGACATGGCTTAACGGGGTCAACGGCCCGGCAACCAACCTGACGGCTGCCAACGGCACGTACTACGTGAGCAACAGCCTGGGCTTTGCCTATCTGCCAGGAACCACCTTTGCGATTGACCTGACTGTGTTTGTGCTGTCGAACGCGGTGTTCGCGGAGGACCTGAACAACGTGACGGTGCTGGCTACGGTGGCTTTGCCGGCTGCCAACCCGGCTCAGCCAGGCAGCGAGGTTGGGAGCATGACTCAGGGGACCGCGGACGGCAATGGCGCGTCCTACCCGGGATGCTCGATCAGTTACCGGAGCAACAGCGCGAACTTTTTCCCGGCCGCAACAAGTCAGGAGTTTTTCCAGTACCTTCGCGACGCGCTCAAACCGATGGCGAGTGCGCTGCTCTCCTCAAATCTTTTCAGCGCCACCAGCGGAACGCTCAAAGGTTACAGTTTGCTGAGTGGAGGCTATCCATCAGTCGGCACGTACACCTTTGTTGGCGACACCTACACCGCCGTCCCCGGTTGCTTAGACGCGATGAGCGTAGCGTCTTTGTCAAATCAGGTGAGCCGCTACATGGGGCTGGCCACGAATGGTTTTCCTTTTTTGTACGATTCGCTCCTCGCTGATTCGTCCCTGAGTGGGTACCCGGGGAGTCCACCGCTCACGAACCTGATGTGCGCAGGTTTCCTGGGTTACGTGCAGATCGTGTACGACCTGTGGCAAGCGTCTGGTAAGGCGCCGTGGGTGTGGGGCGCCTTTGGTGGGAATGTGACGAACTTGCTCAGCACGACCAACGTCATCAACCACTTAACCTTTTCCTACAAGCAGGCGCAGCATCCGCTGGATGACGACGCGACGATGGACGCGTTCTATGACGGCCCGGATTATTTCTGCCTGGGCAGCGTGTTCCGGTGGGTGGCGTTGCAGCAAGCGGCGGAGATGGCTGACAGCGGCTACCATCCACTGGACGCAACCGCGTTTCGGAACGAGTCGGGCCTGCTCAAATCGAACTTGGTAGCGATTCTCTGGGACAATACGGCTGGGCTGTTCAAGGCGGGGACAAATGCCTCGACACATGCTCACTGGCACAATATCCCCGCTAACCTGATGGCGGCGCGACTGGGGATCGGTTACGGGACCAACCAGGCGGCGATACTGTCCAACACGGTGGCTTTTTACGGCAAGGGCTCGTGGTCTGACGCTTGGGCGCAGGTGTATCACTATCCCACGAATGAAGTGACGCCGTACACGGGCGCAATCTCTGCCCCGTGGTCTTATCCTTACCTCTACTGGGCGGATGAGTACGGCGGCTGCCTGGAGTTGACGCGTCCCGACCTCGCTCAAGCCTACTGGCTGCAATGGGCAACGCATTTCCTGACGATTGGGGACACTGACCCGATTGTTGGGGGTGGTGTGCGCAGTCCGAACTTTTTCAAGCCTTACGCGCACATCCGGTGGCGTGCGGGCGATGCGGCGGCATTTAATTGCCCAAAATGACCCGTCTCCTCACTATCCTCCTTTGCCTATTCGCCTTCGCGGGCGTGACGCAGACGAATCACATCACACACTTGTGGCAGGTGCAGGCCATCGGCGCGGCGAAGCGGGAAGGCCCTCACGCCTACAGCATGATGATGCAATCACTCGGACTGGTGCCCCCACCAAGGACCAATCCGCCTGTCTTGCTCGCGGCGTGGACGGCCTCCATTGACCCGCTGGCTACCAGCAATCGAATCTATGCGGTGTCTGGCGGTAAGACCAATGTCACAGCCACGAGCAACACCAACGAGGCCGCGCTCGTCATCACCAATCGAACTAGCCTGACCGTGACCGCCGTTGACACCGTGAGTAAGCGCGAGAGTCTGCCGTCGAACACGGTTCACTACCCCGGCACGGCTGTTCTCCAATTCAGCAGCAAGACCGGAACAAATGTTGAGTTCACATCGGCATTCGCCGCCAAGCCACGTTGGGGCGTCACTAACTCCACCGTGACTATCAGCAACCCGCCACTCGCGGGCCTCGGTCAATTCTACCGCGCCATCGGGGGGATGAACCCGCCAAAGCGGTGGATAGATTACAACGGGCCATGACTGCCATCGAGAGAAACCAACCGCTAGACGTGCTGGACATTGAAATCATCCGGCACCGGGGCTATCAGGATGCACCTGACAAGGAACTTGCTGTGGTCCTAGGAATAACACGCCCCGCAATGGAGGCGAGGTTGAAAAAGCTTCGACGCATTTTCGGGCGCTGCGACCACCTGTTCATGCACCAGCTTGCCACCGCTTTTGGTCTGGCCCCTGTAATGCCCGTGATTTATGCCTCCTAACAACCAGTCCCTCGAAATCGTGACCATCGTGCTCAGTGTCGGCTCGATCACGTTTCCAATCCTATTCGGGTTCATTATTTGGAAGATGATGAAGATTTTCGTCACCCGCGAGAGCTTTGACGATTACAAGAAGCTGGCGGACACGCAGCGGGCAGCTTTGGTGGATTCAAATATCAGGATCGAGAAGAAGTTGGACCTGCTGGTTGAGGCCCAAATGAACGGCAGAAGTCATGCGCGATGAACAAGATCGAGGCTTACCTCTTGACCTGTCAGACCTCAGCGATTTGCGTGATCATCATTTCGGCGCTGGCTATCGTCGGATGGCTCTCGGGAGCTATCAGGCTCGCGTCATGGGGAAGCGCGGTGCCAATGTCTTTGCCGACAGCGGTTTGCTTCATTGCTATAGCGGTCAACGGGTTTCTTTTGGCCGAGTCGTTTCGGGTAACACGCAAGGAATAAAATGACCAACAGCACGCGCAAATGGCTTCGGGCTGGGATTGAGACCTTCATCCACGGCGGGGCGGCGGCAGTCGGAGGCGGCGTCGGCGCGGCTGCCATTGACTCGATCAACTTCGGGCTCTGCACGGCCAAGTCGTGGAAGCTCATGGGGTCGTGCTTTCTGGTAAACGGTATGCTCCGGTTCTTTCAGTGGTGGAGCAACAACCCGCTGCCAATGGACTCTAACCCGCCTTTCCCGATTGCGCCAGCCATCAGCCTAAACCCTCTGGCAAAGGTCCAGACGATTGCGCCGCAGCCGCCTGCACCGGGACCGGAGCCCGCGCCGAAGCCATGATCACCCGCAAAGAGCTTATCCGCATCATCATCGGCCTGGCGGTGATTGCGCCAAACCATGCTTGACGCTATTCTGCTTTTGACCTATGCTTTTCTCGCTTTGAGTGACGCACAAAAACCTTTGCCGTCTGCCGCGTTGGAAACTTCGCAAGTCGTATCCTCAAAGCACGCGGCGGACGGCGCTTTGGTTTCAAAGAGCATGAGCGAACCGATCCACATAATTAGCCTCGGCGCTGGCGTGCAGTCTTCAACGGATGCTCTGATGGCCAGCGAAGGGGAATCCCCGCCGATGCCGGACTTGGGTTGTTTTGCCGACACACAACGGGAGCCCCTGAGTGTTTATCTGTGGCTCTCAAAACTATGTGGCGTACAAGTGCGGTTCCGTCCAAATGGAAGGCCATACGTCGAACCGGGCGTTTACCACTCTGGCCTTCTTAAATTTCCAGTTCACATTGTCACAAAAGGCGACATCGGAGAAGATGCGCTGCGGGTGAGAAAGCGCAAGGACGGCAATGGTTCATGGGTGCGCAGTGGAGTTCCTCACTACAGCATCAATGCTGATGGATTAAAAGGCCACGGACCTAGGCAATGCACGTATGATTTCAAAATTATACCGTTAGAGCAGGAGCAACGCCGATTGATTGGCAAAGACAAGATGAGAGTATGGCGCAAGAGGCACCGATCAGCTTTGAAGGAAATTGCCAAACACGAGAAAGAACTGTCGGTGTGGAAGCGTGCAAAAAAGGCAGGGTTGCCGCATTCTCCGGTTGCTCCATTAAGACCAGAGGTGGCGTGGGCAGAATGTCAAGCAGACCCGCTTGTCGTGGTCCGTATTGGCATTTCCACAGACGAGGCAGGCCGCGCAAAGCCATCACGGATTCCTTGGGCAGTTCATCGTTGGCCGCATTTAGAGAGGGGCACGAACCGGGATGGATGCGTCGAATGGTTAGCCGCCCGAAATCTTAAAGCTCCGAAATCAGCTTGCGAATTTTGCCCATACCATGATGACGATGAATGGATCAGATTGAGGGATGTCGAACCGGAGAGCTTTGCCCGAGCTGTGCAATTCGATTATGCCTACCGCGCAGCGAAAATAAAAACTGTTTCACAAAAAGGCTTCAAGCCTTATTTACACAACAGCAGAGTCCCGCTGGACAAGGTTAAATTCCAGAAATTGCAAGGCAAACAACTGACGATGTTTAACAACGAGTGCCAAGGGATGTGCGGGGTATGAAACTCGCCAAAACCATCCTCACCCTGCTCGCAGCCGGAGCCGTCGTCTGGTTCGTCGTCTGGCTGCTGACGGGTGCGTTCACTGGCCGGGCAAGGACGACACCGAATACGATTCGTCTGGACAATTTCACCCGTATCACCCAACCTCACTGAATAGCACGAACAAATGAATGGGCCTTCATATTGCGAGACTTGCGGCTCGTGGCCAGCGAGAGAAACAGCCAAGGGCCTTCGCTGCCACATTTTCGAGTGCCGTGACCTTGCCGCGGAACACCCCGTACCGTTACCAAATGACGCACAAATGCTCAAAGACTTGGCGGAAATCGGGGTTGCTGGTGCGCAGCAAAAGCTCAATGAGATGATTTTGGACGCGGTCTTCACTCCACTGTAACAACAACTCAAACTGAAAGGTTCAAAATGAAAAAACTGTTCGTAATAGCATCCATCGTCGCACTGTGCGGCCTGCCAGTGAAGGCTCAAACCAACACCACCCTGCCGACGGCCCCGCAGCCAAGCCCGCAGCAAAGCTGGCTGGTCAACGCCCTCAGCCTGCACAATCCCACGTTGGAGTACTTCACCAATGACATTTCGGTGGAGTTGGAGCAGGCCGCCAAGATTGATTCGGCGCTCCCTGGCACGCTCCAAAGTACTACTCTCGACCTCTGGAAGCGGATCGGCACTTCCACCGAACTGGGCGGTGATGCTGAAATTGACACGCTCGGAGTCGACAACGACATCAACGGCATTTTCGGCCACGTTGATCTGCGTCTGGATTGGGACAACATCGCCGGCGGACTTAGCCTCGGCGGTGGCCGGCAAATCACGTTGCAGACCACTCGAATCGAGGGCGGCTTCTTTGCCGAATACCGAGTGATACCCAACGTCGGCGCAAATCTCCGGTGGTACGCCGGATACCAGCCAGACGGTGTGGCAAAGAAAGCCTACACGGCTTTGCTTTTGGGCATCACGGTCGGCCTGGGCAAGTAATCTGATTCCCGCGAAGTATGGAAATCGCCCAGTACAAGGGCAGGACATTTAATCCATCCAGGATCATCGAGTTCCTCACGCGCGGCCCGTACTCCCATTCGGCTTTTCACTTTGACGAGCACGCCAGCGTGGTGGCCGCTCAACTTGTCCGGTCGGAAACGCCAATGGGAGACCTGAGGTGGATCAGTGAGGGAAGCGTGGTCGAAGCGTGGCCCCCAAAGCTGCGCTCCGTCGAATCGCTCAGCGCCCAACACGATCCTGGAACGGTGGTAGACATCTTTGGCTACGATCCACCGCTCAGTGGCACCGAGGAGGCGGCGCTCATTAGGCTCATCATCCCAGAGATCGGCACGCCCTACGACTGGAAGGACGTGCTGCGCTTCGTCACCCGCCGGAGACCCAAGCCGGAGGACCTGGAGCGGACATGGTTTTGCTCTGAGTTTGTCACCGAACTGTCCCGCAAGATCGGGCGCCCGTTCTTCAACCAGACCGAATCCTGGGAGGTTCCCCCATCATGGGTGCAACGCACTCGCGCGCTCAAATACCTGCGCACTGAGACAACAACCTGATGCTGGTCGACATCGCCTCAAAGTTTCCGCCCCGGGCCTGCCGGATGCTCGCCAGGAAGGGCAACGGCCGGAACTGCCGGCCAAAGAGTTACGACGAAATCGCCAGGGAGGTGGGGGTAGCTCGGTCAACGCTGATCCTGATCCTCAGCCGCCCGGACTGGGGAAACACCGGGATCAGAACGGTTGACGCCATCGCACGTGCGTGCGGAGTGGACTTCCTCAATCCGAAACGGCACGCCAAACTGGTTCGCCGTGGGAAGTTCGCTCACATCGCCAACGCCAATGGGAGCCAGCGGCTGATGTTTGACCGGATACTTCCGAAGGATATGGGCAGCCGGCAGAGTTCTGGGCCGCCAAAGGCCATCTGACGGCCGCGGCGGCGCGCGGCGCGGACGCGTTGCGACGGCTGCTCTCTTCTCCTCTCAGGAAATGCTCGTGGCAAAGGCCGGCCGGTCTCGCCTGCCAACGGTCTCGGGGTCCAATGTCTGCAATTCCTCAGCGCACTCCATCAGCAGCGCGTAGGTCAGGGCGTCGAAGACGTGCTTGTTCTCGTCGTCCACCACGTAGTTAAGGGCGCCCTTTCCCTTTTTGAGGTCGCGCAGCATCTGGATGGTCATTGTGCAGTGGGCGCTTACGCGAATTCGTCCCTGCATCAGCAGCTTTTTCAGCAACCTCACACGCTGGGCAACGCTGTGTTTGGCCTTTGGGACCCCGATAAGCTGAATTCGGTTCCTGGATGCCGCATAGACCTCCAGATGCTGGTAGGTGTCGCCGGTGCTCTGGTACTTCTCGATGGAAGATCGATCCGACCAGGCGCGTTCCAGGTCAAGCCTGTGACCGGCGATTTCCTCGATGGACAGCCTTCCCTCGGGCATGTCGGGATTGCCCTCGATGAGCCCCATGAACGCCACGGTAAATTCCTCAACCGACATTTCCTTGCCGATGTTGACCAGCTCGTCGAGCACGGAGAAATAGGACCGCCCGCTGATGACGTTTCGCTCGATGGCGACGGCAGCGTGGTTTTTGTCTCCCAGGTCCCAACCGGTTATCAACTCGGCGATCGTCGGACTGGGGTTGAGGTATTCCCAGTCGTCTTCATTCTGCGATGAGCAGTTTCCAACAACGTGAAGATTTTCACGGAAGCAGCCACGGAAGTGTCGGCTCTGGTCACCGAAGCCAAAAACCCACTTGCCGTTCACCAGGCGCTCATACATCCCGATGTCCGAGCCGCAGGCGACGGTGACCTCGTCGATCTGTCTGGGATCCAGCCGCGGGTTCTCGCGGATACCCCATTCCAGGACGTCCGAGTTGGTCTTGAAGAAGTCGAAAACCCGCTCAGGCAGGACGGGCAACCCCACCTCGGTATTGTGCGCGGTATACTCATCGTAGGTCCACTTGCGCTCGAGGTAGAACGCCCGGTAAATCCAGGAGCTTTCGCCTTCCTCGGCCGGGTTGGTATCGGCAATCCACTGCTGTTGCTCGAACGGGATGTTGAGCATACGCAGCGCTGGGAGGCCGTACTGGAGCACGCCACGGGTGCCGAACTTCGAAAGCTCAGAAAAGTAGATGAGGCTGAACTCCATTTCCTTGAGCTTATCCTCAACGTCGTTATCAACGTCGAGGGAGAACAACATGCACTCCGATTCACCGCCGTAGCCGTTGCGCACCCGAAAGAATGGAGTGCGGGTCTGGCCGTCAACTTTTGGACCCGGACGCTTGTCGGCGCCCATGGTGGTGTAGCGGATGCCGATGCCGGATTTGAACCACTCCGGCAGGATGTCCCGCTGCATCTTCATCCATGGGCCGCCGTCCTTCGAGTTCTTGAGCGTGCGGCTGAACATCGCGACCCGGGCGCCCTTAACCTCCCAGAGATGGCGGACGATCTTATGCAGGACGGCGATGGTCTTGCCCGATAGGCGTGGGCCGCAGACCAGCATTGCCCGCTTCATGCAGTTGTAGACCTCCAACTGCCGATCGAACAGGTCGGGAAAGAAAATGCCTTCGGAGTCGATTGGCATTAGCCGAGGATGGCCACAACGTCGCGGATGCTGTAAACGCGACACTTCTGGCCATTGAAATCGGTTTCCTGGCTGCCGTAGCTGTTATCGACATGCACGCGATGGCCAACCCGTAGGTCTGGTGGCAGAAGGTTTGGACGACCGCCGCGGCGCCCTCCGGAGCCGAGGAGGAGAACGATCCCCGTGCTTTGGAGTTTCGACTTTCCGTGCTCGACTAGGACGAACGATTCGGTGGGAGGAGGATCAAGTCGGACGAGGACGCGATTGCCGAGAAGCTTCATATCCGCAAATTGCGCTTGCAAATCCAAGTGAGGCAAGCGTAAAAGGCACCCATGAGTGCACCGATTTGTAAGATTCGTCTTCCCAGCCATCACCCCGCCGTCGCCGGATTGAGGAAAGGCGACCGCGTCCACCTCATCGCCGAAAAGGCTGAAGAGGAGGCCAACGCGATGTCGGAGAAGCCGCCCGGGCCGCAGGTGCCACCGCTCGAAACGCCCTTCCACGTCAACTCGATCGCCAAGGCGCGCGGGGCAGGCGCGGCGCTTCCCGGTGGAAAAGGCGGAGTCCAATCGCCGGCCGAATATCTCAACAGTCGCCGGCGCTCAGAGGCTGGCGCGGTTGACAGCATGTCGTGATCGACCTGAAGCTACTCGAGCAGAAGGGCATCAACCCGGACAAGCTGAGGGCCAAGCTACAGCCCAGCGGCTTCAACTGGGTGCCAAAGAAGGGGGCTTGGGAGAAGGACCCCGGCTACATGACGCACCCGACCAACGAGCCGGGCGAGTCAGACGCCGAGCGCGTCCATAAGCTGATCCTCCGCATCCGCTCGCGCATCCAGGAGGGGATGACCCGCAATTTCCAGGACTTCCGCGTCTACTACGCGCTTGATGTCGCCTGGGACACCCCGTTCCGCCAGATCACCCCGACGCTGATCTCGACCTTCCTCGACGCCGACCCAAACGACGAAAAGGTCTACAAAGCCGTACAGGACTGGGGGCTCGCCCATCTCATCCAAAACGAGAAGGACCCGAAGACCGGCAAGGACGTAAAGACCCTTAACCTCCCGGTATTCTTCAGCGTGGTGGTCCCCCTCGTCCGAGCCTACGTGACGATTCGTTGGGCCAAGGTGATGAACGACCGCCGGCAATTTCCGTATTACAAATACGAGCCGGCCAAGAACACGACCGAACTCAGCCTCAAGTGCGAGGCGCTGAGCGACCGAGTGCAGGTGATGTCATCTCAGTACGGCTATTACGACCAGGACAAGCAGGCGGTGCTCAAGATGCTCCACTACGGGCTGTGCCTGAAGTTCATCAAAGAAGCCTGGCACTCGGAGGAGCAGTGGAAGGAAGCGGACGCCCAGGACGTGCAGGCCGGCGCCGAGAAGCCCGATGGCAACAAGGCAAGCATTGGTGATCCGATAAAGGTGACTACCCGGGAGGGCCTGCGCTATCACATCCCGCACCCAAGCCGAATCTTTCGTGACCTAGCGCACGGGCCGTGGACTTTCAACTACGATTGTGGATGCGAGTACGGCGGCTACTGGCGCATCGCGCGCTACCGCGAGATCGAGCAGAACCCGGATTTCTGGAACCGCGACAAGATCGGCTTTGGCGCCGTGGACTTCGTGAGCGGCAACCGGCTCTTTTTCACCACCGTCTATTCGGCCTGCACGCTGACCATCCCGGTCGCCCAACCCGACAAGCAGCCGGAGGGCCCGGCGCTGGGTGCCGGCATTGGCCTGGGCGCTGGTGACCTCGACCGCGAGAAAGAGATCGCGACCATCTACTACGGAACGGAGCACGGCGACCAGGGGGTGCTGGTGACCGAGTACTTTGAAAAGCTGATTCCCAGCCAGAACGGCCTTGGCGACTACGACTGCCCGGTGTGGTTCCGCTTTGTGGTCGCCGGCGACTCCTGCACGATTCTCTACGCCGAGCCCCTGCCCTACGTGCCGATCACCTACTACGGCTACGACGCGGACGAAAGCCGCAGCAAGCCCGCGAGCCTGAGCCTCGAGGTGCTTCCCTTCCAGGACCATTTCAGCAACCTGCTGACCCAGACGATCCTCACCTGCAAGCAGAACCTGGCGAACCTGACTTTCATTGATAGCGACCAGATTGACGTAGAAACCCAGGGCAAGATCAAGGGCATCGGTGCCTCGCTCTACCGGTTCCTCAACATCATGCCCTACTCGAGCAAGAAGGCGGCGCGCCTGCAGAACAAGCTCGCGGAGGCGGTGCAGTCTTACGCCCTGCCAAAGGGCAATGTTGCCGAGCTGATCGGAGTGATGAAGCAGATTCTGGACGTCATCGAGCGGGTGCTGGTGATGAGCAGCCAGGAAGTTGGCCAGGCGGCCAGCCACGAGTTGCGCGCGGAGGAAGTTCGCAACATCCAGGCCAGCACCTCGACGCGCCTGATTTTCACCGCTACACCGGTGGATATTGCGACCGATGCGGACAAGCGCCGGATCTACCAGGCGCTGATGGCCTACGGCGACGAGGAGTTCTCGGTACACGTGCCGGCCGAGTCCCCGGTCACCCCCGATCAATTCAAGGCGATGGGGTTCACCTTCGGTCCAAAGCAGGTCCAGACCCAGTTCCCAGGCGCGGCCCGAGACCGCTACATCCACGCGCGGGTCAAAAAGAGCGCCCTGGCGATGGACCTCTGGTCGTTTGCCAGCACCAAGAACGACGCCGACCGCGTTGGTGACGCTCAGATGGCCGTCGCGATGTCGCAGATCACGCTCAACCTGCTCAATAACCCGATGACCGCGCAGGCGATTGGCCCCGACCAGGCGATTGACCTCGCTAACCATATCTGGCGCCTGAGCGGACTACCGCGGGACATGAAGCTCCGGAACGTCTCCCCGGCGCCCGACCCGCAACAGGCTCAGCAGGAGGCCCAACAGCAGCTCGCAGCAACGGCGCAGGCGGTCCTCAAAGCAATCCAGCCTGAGCTTCACCCGTTAATGGATGAGGTGAAGCGCCAACGCGACGAGATCAACGTGGTTTTCAGGGCGCTCAACCTCCCTATCCCGCAACCCTCGAATGATAACACTCCACCAACGGCCGCTCCCGGACCCGGACCAGGCATCCATGCGCCAATGGCTCAACCAGCCGGCGTCCCGGCGCTTCCGGGCGCTCCTGGCCAACCTGGCGGCGGCTGAGGCTGCCGAGGCGGCAAATAAGCTCTGCGCCCAGCCGGCGAACGACCGGACGGAGGTGGTGTCCAATGAAGCGCGGGAACTTATTCGCAGATCCCAGGACCTGACGGCTGCTCGGAATCTCCTTGAGGGGATGGCGGTGCCCGACTACAAGTTCTCTGAATATGACCTCAAGCCCGACACTGCACCCTCCGAGACAGTTAACGTAGAAATGTAAAACCTATGGCACAGATCGACCTCGTTACCCGCAGAACCACCCCGAAACCTCCTACAGCCGCGCCAGCGACGGCAGCCGAACCACCACCAGTCGTGATACCGACCCCCGAGGAGCTGAAGAAGCGAACAAGCGAGATGTTCACCAGCTTGGGGTGGGGAACACCTCCAGAGGCTGCGCTGGGAGCCCAACCAGCAGCTCCCGCCGTGGAACCGCCGGCGCCCACTCCGCCACCGCCAGCGGCGGCCGAGCCCACCCCGGAACCGGAACCCCAACCTGAACCACAGCCCGAACCCACGACGGCTGACCTTATCGCCAGCACGGCCCGGGAGACCGCCATCGAGGTTTCCAAAGCAATCAGCCGCGTTCCCGCCACGCCTGCCGCCGCACCTGAGCCAGCGCTCGATCTGACGCCGGAGGATCAGGAGACACTGACCGTCCTTGAGTGGATGGAAAAGAGCGAGCCCAGCAAATATCGAGGGCGCGCCGCGCAGTTCCGCGACTACCTGCGAAAGGTGTATGCCTACCAAGACGCCTGGCTGGCCAAGAACGAAGGCAAGGATTTCAACGCCAATGACGAGGAGCATTCGGCGTTCTACGCCGAGAATCCGTTCCCGGTGACCTTGCAGGAGATCCAGAACGCCCAGGTGGACATGCGGGCGGAAGCCAAGTGGGAGACCCGCGTGAAGCCATTGCAGGAACGGATCGACATGATGGATAACGAGCGAAAGGTCCAGGAGGCCATGCCCGTCATCGGCGCCAACCTCGCGAAGATGGTCTATCGGATGGTTGAGGTGGGTGCTCCCGAGCTGGCCACGCTGGTTCGTGGCGCCGACGGCAAGCCGAACTTCAGCCCCGAATCCATCGCGGCAGTCGAGGCCAAGGACCCAATCGCCAAAACCATCCTCGACGCCTTTGTGGACAACCAACTCAAACCGATGATCATGGAGTTGGAAAAGACGGTCATTCCAGGCGCGCGCTTCCAACTCGACCCGGACCACAACGCGGTTCACGCGCAGATTCGGGATTACCACCTCAAGGCCGAGCGGGAGATGGCAGCCGCGCCCGCCAGCGTGCGAATCCAGAACGGAAAGCAGTGGGTGCCGGTCCAGAGATTATCCCAAATGCGCCGGCAGGTGCAGGGTGGCCCCAGCAGTGACGCCGATAAGGCGGCGGCGATGGACGACATCAATGCGCGGTACTGGTGCCTGAGCGTTGACGATCTGGAAAGCTCGATTGCCTACGATTTGGCGCTCAAGGCGCAAGCGCTAATTGCGCAAACCGATACCCTGGCGAAGAAAAAATACGGCGGGTCAGCCGCCCCGCAACCCCAACCCAGACCCGCAGCGCCAGCGCCAGCTCCAGCGCCGCAGGTAGCGGCACCGGGCGCAAAACCGCGTTCCCCCTCCACCTCGTCGCCGTCCGATACTTCGTCCGGCGCAGGAAGTCCTGGCGGAGGTGAAAAAAGTTTCGGGGAACGCGTCACAGCCAATCTCTTCGCGTAGTAGCATCGGTCTCAGTTGAAGCGGCCGGGTCAGACGGCCGCCAAAAACCGAGACCGATATGAAAGTAAGAAATTCGCTTTTGGTGCTGGCGGTCCTCACGTTGGCCCTGCTGGCTATAGCCTTCACGGTGCCCTACCTCAAGGAGTTCGCGCTGGGCACAGCCCTCGCGCTGCCCTTCCTGGCGGTGACGAGCACCCAAAACCGTTTCCAAGACACGCCATGTACGGTCGTGGTGTCGAACAACTACGACACCCACGGAACGATCACGCGCGCCAGCGTGGCCAACCTGACGCCCGCGCAGCTTGAGGCGCTGTTCCGACCGGGGGGCCTGTTTGCTGACATGGACTCGTGGTTCAAGACCTCCTTCGAGATGAAAGCCTGCGGCATCAAGGTCAACGGCATGTATGACTGGGTAATGTCCAGCCAGCGCTCGATGGGCAGCCTGCTCACCTACGAGAAGATGGACCGCGGCCCCAGCCTGCTGAAGCCCTTCGTCATGGGCCGACAGGACTCGGTGATCAACAAGGAATTCTGGGCGATCACTGGCGGCGTCGCCGAATCGGGTTACACGCCAGACCAGCCCGGCACGGCCATCGGGACGGCCACCGCTGGTCCCATCACCGCAGCCGACCTCAGCGCCTCCGGCGCCGCCTCCTCCGACCGCATCATCCGCGTGGTCAACCGCTACGGGATGGACCTGGATGCCAAGTGGTTCCTCAACCGCGACCGCGTCTTCATCATGGGTTTGAAAAACGGCCAGGCTACCTCCGGCTCGTGGAAGGTCCTGGCCTCCGGCGTTTCGACCGACCTCTCCTACGTGGATGTCTGCATCACGAGCGAAAACGCGGGATCGACCAGCGTCTACGACGCGACCCCAACGGCTGGCGTGTTGCTGGCCGGCGGCAATAACGTGAGCGACTACGAAAGCTGGTGCAATAACCGGCCGACGGTTGACCCCCGCAAGCGCGTGCCGTTCTGGTATCAGACCATGCGCCGAGCCCGGGCGGTTGACTCGGAATACAAGGTGGTGTTCGCGCGCCTGATGGAGAGCAACGAATATTTCCGCCAGTTCGGCGACCTGCCGTTGGCTGAACGCAATCGCCAGGACGAAGAGCTTTTCCAGCGCTCTTGGCTGAACAGCTTCTTCTTCGGCAAGAAGATCAGCACCAACCAGACGCTGGCTAACTGGCAGAGTCTGGAACAGATTCTCACGGTCACCAGCACCGGGGTTGATCCGGGCCAGGGCGGCAAACTCGTCGCCTACCGAGCCAACATGGTAGGCATCTACGAGCAGCTCAAAGCGTGTAGCCGGGTCAAGGACCTGCAGAACAACCAGATCAACCTCTACGAGTTCCTCGGCGAGTGCTACCGCATCTACCGCGCGCGCAAGAGCCAGGGCCGGGTGGTTGATTCGCTGGACGTGTTCATGGACAGCGTGTCAGCCGCCGACTGGGAGACCGCGTTCATCAACTACTACAAGCAGGAGTACGGCGACATCGTCCGTATCAACATCGAGACCGGCAGCAACGAACTGGGCTTCCACTGGCGGTCTTTCACGGTTAAATACCCGATTGGCGTGCAGATTAACCTCGTGACCCACGAGTTCTTCGATGACATCGCCAACGCGTTCACCACGGAGAATCTCGCCAGCCGCGGCAACTTCGCGCTGATCCTGGACATCGGAAAGCCCGGCCCAAAGGGCGGGACGATCTATCCGGGAATGATCGCCTCCAACCGCAAGATGCGGACGCTGGGTGACCTCGAACAACTGGCGAGGATCGACCCGACCTTCGCCTGCACGATGGAGAGCGTGACTGAGGAAATCAGCCTGACATCGGAGACCTGCACAGCCGTCTGCGAGTGCCCGGCAAACTCGGTCTGGATCGAGAACCGCGCGCCCGGTGTTCCGAGCACCAGCGCGATGACGCAAAATCCAGACTACTTGAATTTGTATCAGTTACCATGGGCTTTTCTAATCGCCGCATCATTGGCGATTGGCGGTCTTTTGTGCTGATCGTTTCGATGTAGCGCTACAACGAGGGTTGAGTGCGGCGCCCCGGCGAAAGTCGGGGCGCCTGCTTTTTTGCTTTGCTTGGTTGGCGATTCGGTGCAATGCTCTGGCACAGTGAAAATCGAAATCCAATGCCGCACATAGTCAGCTTCTCTGGCGGGGTTTGTTCCTTTTGGGCCGCTAAACGCACGGTATCGCGCTACGGAAAAGAGAACGTAATTCTGCTGTTTGCCGACACCTTAATCGAGGACGAGGACCTCTACAGATTCAACAAACAGGCGCAGGATCACCTCGGAGTGCCAATTACAAGGATCGCCGATGGGAGAACACCTTGGCAGGTATTTAGGGATGAACACCTGATAGGGAACACGCACGCAGACATCTGCTCAAGGATTCTAAAACGGGAGCTTATTTGGTCATGGATAAGGGGGCATTTCTTCGCCTTTGGACCCGATCCGGCGGTCGTCCATCTCGGCATGGATTTCTCGGAGTTTTCCAGACTTGCAGAGGTGCAAGCCAACAACCGCGATTATCTTATCACCGCGCCGATGTGCGAGGGCGAGCTTTGGGACAAATGCCGGATGCTGGAGGAACTAAAATCCATTGGGATAGCGCCACCACGACTCTACTCGTTTGGGTTTCCGCACAATAACTGCGGCGGGTTTTGCGTTAAGGCTGGAATCTCCCACTTTGTTCACCTGCACGACGTTCTCCCAAAGGTCTTTGCCACCCACGAGCAGGAAGAACTTTTTACCCAGCAATGGCTGAGAGAGCGGGGTGTAAGCAATTGGCAATACACGATCCTCCTGGACAGGCGCGGGGGTAAAACCAAGCCGCTTTTGCTCCGCGACCTCAGGCTTCGCATCGAAGCGGGCGAGAAATTCCCGAGGGACGAGTGGGGTGGTTGTGGCTGCGCTGTGTCGTATCAAGCTGCAGCGTAGCTATTTTTCGCTTTGCAACTCCGCAAACGGCGGTATAAGTGCGTCCATGGCAGTCAAGTTCTACAAAAAGCTTTCGCCAGAGACAGAGGTGGTGGTCCTCGGGAAATTCAAGCTCAAGTTCGACACGCTCGACCACGTCGTCGGCTATTACGCGACGGACAAACCTGAGGTTTGGGCGGAGTTCGAGAAGTTCATGCGCGAGCAGCGCTACTGCATCAGCGAGATCAGCGAATCGGAATTTCACGAAAACTTCGTAAAAAAAAAGGCGACAAGCAGTCCATTAAGGCCCGATTGGAGGGAGGAGATTTCCAAAGGTACGCGTTCGGGCGAGGAGCCCATGGAGCGTATAAAAGGGCCTCTGGCAAATGCCGTACGTGTTGAGGGCTGCGACGGCCACAAAGCCCCTCCCTGCGCCTCAGCCATGGGCGACGCCCGGGTGGTAGCCGCTGCGGAGGTCCCGCCTACACCCAAGGAATTCAAGCCACCGGTCGGCCGGCGCACGCGAGCGACCAGAACCAAACCCACGCCGGCTGAGCCCAAAGCGTGAAAACCGTATCCCAGTTAAAGACGGAGATCCGAAACCAGGTTTGGCCATCTGGTCCGCCGGAGAACCTCACTAGCGCACATGATCTGCTCTTCCAGGAAGCCTTCGCCGAGATCGCCAAGTGGGTGGAATGCGAGCAGGTGGGCAACGTGGATGTTACGGACTTCTGCAAGACGTTTTTCAAATGCGGGGTGACGGTCCTCCCATGCCCGAAGGGTATCATCCGCCGGCTCTACGTCATCGCCAATGACGATTTCTGCGACCCGGTATTCTACGAGGAGGTGACGTACGAAAAGCTCGTGGCCTGGTCGAACTTCCTGGCCTACATCATCAAGCAGGCCAATGTCCCGCTAACAGGCGGCCCGCTGCCGCTGGGATTCAGGGCGGCCGACGCTTCGACCGATAGCCTCTGCGGGCGCGCCCGGCAAGGCTACTGGGCCAAATACCGCGGCAACATCTACATTGCTCCGTGGATTCAGAGCATGGAGAGCGTGGTCGTCGAGTGGGATGGCATCAAGACCGTCTGGGGAGACTCCGACGTGGTGACTGACACCCAGGACTATAAAAAGGCCATCAAACTCTATTTCCAGTACGGTCACGAGCGCGACTATGGCGACCAGAGCATGGCGGCTGCTCTCAAAGTCGGAAACCCTCCCGGAACCGGAGGATTTGACCAGGCACTGGCGGACCTCGGGTGGCAGTGCCGTGAGAACACGCGCGTCCGTGAGAGCCAGCCGCAGCCAAACAAGCAGCGGTTCGGCTGGATCACGCTCGACCTGATCGAGAAAGGACTGCCGCCAGGGCCTGTGCCACCATCGGTCATCGCGCATCTGGGCAACTTCTTCCCGTCTGGTTCGGCCTCCGACGAGGTGGGCGCTTTGGTTCGGACGATGTCTCCGGCGGCGCTGGTCGCCTGCGGGTTGGTGGCTGGCGCCTCGGGAGACAGCTACGACGATCCGACCGGAAAATGGTTCCACGACTTTATTCAGCCATACCTTGGGGCCCAAGGCGCCGGCTCGGACGCTGGGAACGCCTTCTGGCCGGCAGTGGGCCCGGGCGACTGGGCAAAGGACGCCTGCGCGACCTTCTTGGCCTGGTTCCCGATAGGCAATCGCCTCTACTACTCGAAATGCCTGCAAAACATCGAATTCTTCTTCCTGGACACCAACGTGCGTGAGCCTGACGGAAACTGGTTAAACTCCACGCAAGCGCAATGGCTCCAGGTGTGGATCGCGATGAGCACCTCGCCCTGGAAAGTGGTGGTAATGGCCGACTGCCCGTATGGCTCGGTCCGCAGCAACGGATTGCTCCAGTGGCCGTTCAGGTCGTGGGGGATTGATATGGTGCTTTGCTCGGGCGCCGTGAACTACGAGCGGCTTTCGGTGTCGGGGATGCCGGTGATTAACAATGGACTGGCTGGAGGAAGTGCTATTGAGCCGGTGGTAACTCCGGACCCCAACTCGGTGTTCGTTTACAGCGCCGGAGGTGGTGTTGGCCGAATGACCCTCGATGCCAATAACCTGCTCTACGAGTTTGTTCAGCTCGACGGCTCAACCATTGACTCGGTGAAGCTCACCAAATGATAAACTTCCCCGTCATCAACGAAGACCGGTGTCAGCAACCGGCCGCGACATGCGTGGACCCGCGGTGCTCTGACCCGACGTTTGCGGCAGCCAACCCATTGCTCTGCTCCACGACCGGAAACCTCGTGGTTAAGCCTGAGGTAGCTGAACTCTGCGCTCCGACCGAACTTCAATTCGGCCTCTACGCCAGGACGCCAACCGGGGATGTAGAGATTGCCGACGGCATCACCTGGAGCAGCTCGAACTCGGCCGTAATGACCATTGGAGCGGTGGACGGCAAGGGCAGCGCGCTCACCGCCGGGCTAGTGACCATCACCGCGACCTGGCAGGGGGTCAGCGCCTTCGCGCAGGTCAATGTTCTGGGCGTGGACGGCAGTTGCTGCGACGGCGTCCAGGTCGAGTTCGCAACGGTGGTGGACAATTCGCTTTCGATGAGCCAACCCTTCGGCGGCTCGTACCCCACCAAGCTCTCGGTGGCCAAGGCCCTCCTCCAGGGGATGATCTCGCAACTGCAGGCCAAGGACATCATGGCAGTCGGCGAGTTCAACGACGGCTACAAGACTGACCAGGGCTTTACCTCAAACCAATCTCTCCTGGACGCGGCCGTTAACGCCATCCCCACAAGCAGTGGACAGACCAACGTGCCGCTCGCCATTCAGAACGCCCAGGCGCTCCTGGCTGCTGCGCCTGCACCAACCGGCCAGACCACAAGTTCGCTAAAAATCATCCTGCTCGTGAGCGATGGCGATAGCCGGCCGCTGCTGAGCACCTCTGACATGGCGGCGCTTCTCAATTCAGCCAAGGCATTCAAGGCCTCTGGCGGGGTGATCATGTGCTGCGGCATTCGCGCCAAAGGCGATGGCTTCAACCTCCTGGACCAGATTTCGAGCGGCGGTTTCTTTATCAATGTCTTCGGCTCCGACTCGGAGGTGTCGGACGCGATCACGCGCCTGACATGCAGCATGGGCTACGTCTGCGCTGGGTCTCGGCCGCCGGACGGCTACAGCTGCGCTGGCTACGGCTACAACTGCTGTGACGCGCCGATTGGCCCTCAAGAGCCGGACCCGACGAACCCCTGGGACCTTGAGGACGGCAGTCCTCCACAACCTCCACCGCAGCTTCCACCAGTCCAGTTCTCACCCGCAGATGGAACATTCCAAACCAACGCAGCGCACGTCTCACTCTCCGTACCGGGGCACCCGAACGCGGCAATCATGTTTTCGATCAATGGAACAAGCACGCCCCCAGACCCGTCCTTTTCTCCTCCGGTTGGGCAGGCCTACGAAGGGCAAAACGCGCCGGTAACCCTCTGGCTTAACGGTTCGGATTCGGTCTGCATCAAGGCGATGGCGAGAGAATCTGGATACGCCGACAGTGCGGTCTCACAGGCGTGCTACCCACCAACCAGGACAATAGCAGCCCAACTCAGCGGGCTGCGCTGGGAGATGCCGCTTATTTCCGATCTCACACCATGGCTCTACACCACGGAGTCGGTAGTCCCAGACAAAAACACCGTGCTGGTCGGAGACCCGAACCGGGTGTACAACGTGACGCTCAGGTTTCGAGGCTTTGTTGAGCCGTTTCCAGACTATACCGGAACCCCAGACCCCAGCGCCACGGGCTCGCAGCTTCTGATCGCCCTGGGGGACGTTAACCCAACCACGAGGTCAGGAGGCGGTGCGTTTGTCACGGGCGGGACCGCGCCAACCAACACGGCTGGGAATGTATACGAGTTGATTATTTCAGACCCTCCGCAGCATTTCTTCCTCAACGGGGCTGTCGCTGGACTGCTTCAAGACGTCGGGATGCTAATTGATTACACCGAGACTATCCAGATGCGAACAGGGGCAACCGTAACGATGAAGGCCAGTTCAGGCGACGGCCAGGCAATCGGAAATGGCAGCTTTGGGGACCCCGGCGGGTCGGGATACCACGTCTGCTATCTCGCCGCCGTTGGGGTGCCCCCTTACCCTGCGGCTTTCATAACCCAGTACATCCAGATGGACGTGGTCTCAGTGACGTGAGCCGAATAACCGTTCTTGGGGCAGTAAACAGCTACACCGGATACGGACTGCACACCATCCAGGCGGTCAGGGATATTGAGACTCTTTCTGGCGCTTACGTCTCGGTCAGAGCGCTCTCCACTTCCGAGGCCTTTGGCGCACGCATCCCGATGGATATTCGGCGCCGCTTTGTGAATGGTCCGCAGCCAGAGCCCTGGGAACTCCTGATCCACCCGCCGAACTTCCTGCCCACGCCGGGCAAAAAAACGGCCTACTTTTCGATGTGGGAGGCTACCCGGCTTCCTCCCAAGGGGCGCAGCCTGCTCAACAAGGCCACGGTTGTTTTCACGCCCAGCCACTGGAATGCCTCGACGTTCTCGGCCTGCGGGGTGGATGTGCCGATCGAGGTCGTGCCGCTCGGGATAAACACCAAAGCCTTTTATTATCGGCCACCCCCGCAACGACTCGACGGCCTGTGCGTCTTTGGAGCCGCAGGCAGGATGGCCCACGGCGGGGTGCGTAAGGGCATCAACGAGGTGATTGAAGCATTCCTAGCGGCGTTCCCGAAGCAGGACGACGCGCGGTTGAGGATAAAATGCTGGCCGGACTGCCCGGTCGCAAAGGTGCGGGACAACCGAATCAGTATCACGGCCGCCTACCTGAGCGACGACGAGGTAGCTGAATGGTTTTCCGGCATCCACGTTTTCGTCAGTGCCGCCCGGGCAGAGGGCTGGGGATTGATGCAACACCAGGCCATGGCGGTAGGGCGCCCGATTATAACCGTGGATTTCGGCGGCGTCCGGGAGTTCTTCAAGCCGGCGATGGGCTACGCGCTGCCCTATCGGATGGTCCAGGCGACCAAAGCCTACGACGGCTGCGGCCACTGGGCAGAGCCGGACTTCGATGATTTTGTTTCGATGATGCGCCACGTGTACGAGCGGCGCGAGCAGGCGCAGGAAAAAGGCCGGGCCGCCGCAGTGGCCATGATGGGCACCGACTGGCTCGACGCCAATCGCGTGCTGGTCAGCAAACTCATGAAACTTGGGGCTTTGTGAACTATGCCGGGATCTGACTACAGGTTCGACGCGACGGCCGCAGCGGTCGTGCGTGTGATGTTCCGTGGCCGAAAGCCGCTTGTCCTGGACGTTGGCGCCGGCGCCGGGAAGGGAGCAACGGTCTTTGGACCACCTTTGTCGCGCGAGGTTCACGGGCTTGAAATCTTCCGCAAATACATCGACGAGTTCGACCTGCGAACGAAGTACGCTGAGGTCTTCTGTGGCAACATCATGGATTGGAGCCCGTGTCAGCTCTCGAAGTACGACCTCCTGGTTGCCGGCGACGTGCTCGAGCACCTCACTATTGACGATGCCAGGAAGCTAATCCGCAACTGCCAACTGTCCGGATGCAGTATGATCGTCCAGGTGCCGTTCCTCTACGAGCAGGGTCCGGAGAACGGCAACGAGTACGAGCGGCACATTCAGCCGGATCTGACGCGCGACCTGATGGCTGTCCGCTACCCCATGCTCTTCGAGGTCTTGGCCGATCCCCGTCTGGGCTTGTACATCCTATGAATCCAACCGTTTCGCTCGCAATCTTCACCCACAACGACCTTCCGATGCTCAAGGCCACACTGCTTCACGAGCAGCGCTGGGTAGACCAGGTGTGCATCCTCGACATGGCTTCCGCCGATGGCACTCAAGAATTCTGTGAGGCGTGGCTCCGGCCCGGCGTGGACGTATACCGGCGCCGGGATACCAATACCTGCCCTGACCTGGGGTTCTCCGAAGCCAAAAACGCCGTCATGGACATGGCGACCTCCGACTGGGTGCTTTGCGCCGGCGCCGACACCATCATGGACTGGCGGCAGGCACCGAACATCAAGCGCGTATTGGCCGAGGTTAAAGCCGACGCATTGAGCATAAACACCGTCAGCATCCTGCCATTCAAAGAGTGCCAACCCCACCAGATCGAGGAGGCAGTGGCACGCAAGAACTTCGGGAAGGATGGGCGCCATCGGTGCTTTGTTCGTCGTGGCTCAGGAATTGTCTTCAAGGGCTACATCCACGAAGAGCCATTCCGCGGAGAGGTAAACGTGTTCGGAGAGGCTCAGCTAACACAGCTTTCCAGATTTCACCTGCACGGCTGGGGCAACGACAACCTGCGTTCCTGGCGCTACGGCTGGATGCTGCTCCGGGCCTGGCAGCGTGAGCCCGCGCTTCAGGCATACACAAACGAATGGTGGTACAAGGAGTATTGCCCTCAGAACGCCGACCTGCTGAAAAGGCAATCAGAGGCCTACGAGGAATATCGCCAGAAAACCGGTGACCGCTGAGCCCAAGATCGCCGGCGGACTCATCACCCGGAACTACAGCCGGTTTCCGGGGACCTTCCCAGTGCTAAAGCAGATGTCGGACGTGACCATCGTCATTGACGACAGCCCGGGGTCCGCAATTCCAGACATTGGCGCCGACGAGACCGTCTCACTGCGGAGAAAGGGCGAGTGGAACGACACGGCCAACCAGGTCCTGCTCTTCCTGCGGGCGGCCGTCCATGGGTGCAACTGGGTTATTGGCTGCGGCGACGACATGCTGCCATCGGTTGCGCTGTTCAACGGGATAAGAGCCCTCTCCAAGACCGATGCCGACATGGTATGGGTTGAGTTTCGGGAGCTTTGGGAGGGCATTGACCAATACCGCTCCGATGGCATTTGGGGGACGAAGGGGGCGCCGGCTCTGGTGCGCAACTGGATGCTCGAGCAGAGGATAACGCTGCCTGACCTGACCATGCGGCTTCACCGAAGGGCCTGGAATGAGGACCGGAAGGCCGCGCATACGAAAGCCGACGCCAAATACGCCGTCTATCACTTCGGGTCGCTAACGCGGGCACTCCGCGAGGCTAGGGTCGAGAAGTATCGCCGGGCTGACCCGACAAACCGTTTCCAGCGCGACTACTCCTACATGCTGGACGATTCAGGCATACAGCTTTCCAAGGTGCCGCGGGAGGACCAGGGGGCCATGCTGGAATGGATCGGTGGGTCCGCAAATCCAATTAAGGCTTGAGCGCCAGGAGAATCGGCGTATAGCGTTGCGCCATGAGTATCTCGGCCGCAGATTTCAAAGCGCTTATCCCGGACCCATCAGCCTCGATGTGCGGGAACTTCATCAACAGCCTGCTCAAGCTTCCAGTCCTGCTCTACCAATGGATCCAGCAGGTGGAGGGCACGAGCTCCGGAGGTGGTGGCGGCGGCGGCGGCACAGTGGCTGGGACGCTCAAACCCGGGGACCTTATCTTCTCCGCCGCGCCGGCCGCTGCGGACTCGACGCGTCTCCTGTGCGACGGCACCGAATACCCTCAGGCGACATATCCGGCGCTCTTCGCGGCGATTGGCAACATCTATGGGACGCCCTCAAACAGCGCCAACTTTAAAGTCCCGAATTTCAGCGGGCGCTTCCCCGTCGGCGTCGGTAACTTTCCAAACGCCGGGGCGGTATCGCTCGGAAACACCGGGGGCAGCGATCAGCAGGCGATCAGCGAGGCAAACCTGCCCCTCTATACACCGGGGCCACTCAAGTCCTCTAATGGAACGGACAAAGTTTGGACGGACGTCTATGGCACGGGCCCGACTAAAAACGGTCCTGGGTTCAACGCTACACAGGGCGCCCAGAATCAGCCGGAGGTAGACTTCTCCGACCCATCCTACGGAAGCAGTACCCCGACGCAGCTCCCAATTCTTCCGCCGTACGTTGGAACGTACATCTACATCAAGACCTAGCCCATGCCATCGCTCCAAATAAGAGGCGTCCCAGTGGCGCCGCTGACGGGGCCGCTCGACCTCCGAAGCGAAGTCGCACTGATGGAGGGATCGTCGCTTAGGATGCGGCAGAACTTCCAAGCGACCGGAAAGGGCAAGCTCACGCGTGGCTGTGGATGGGCCAAACTGCTGGACTCGGCGACCTACAACAACCAGGACTTTCACGACCAACTCCTCTATTTCGGGCCCAATGGGGCGATCCGCCAGCCAGTCACAATGCTCTTCCCAGCCGAGTCCACGATGGGCGTCCGCAGCCTAATCCTGGCCACACAGAGCCAAATCTGCATGTTGGTCGAGTCCTCCGGCGACTACCGCGTTCTTGGAAACGCCTACGGTGGCGTCCCATCGGCATCGGCATCGGCGCCACGCTTCAAAGCCGCCCAGGTCAACGACTACGTCGCTTTCACCAACGACTTCAACAAGCCGATGTATTACGTGCTCGAGGACGGCTCGGGCACGCTGCTCCAGACTTTCGACGACCTTGACACCATCGGGGTCAGCCGGGCCGCTGTAACCTGGGCCTGGAGAGGATGCTTGTTCTTCGCTGACGTGGTGATGGACGGCCAGCGGCAGAGCAACCTGCTGCTTTGGTCGGATTATCAGAACCCGACGAGCTTCGACCCAGCCGTCCTTTCGTCGATCACTGGCACGAAATATCTCAATCCAGGAGAGCGCATCTTGGCTGGCTTGGAGTTCGGAAACTCCTTCCTCATCTACACAACCGAGAACATTTGGGAGATGGTGGTCGTCGGCGGAGACCAGTCGTTCGACTTCGCTATCCGCTACCCAGGCTCAAAGAACCGTTCAATCGGCCTGCTGAAATACCCGAATACCCTCGCATCCCTCGGCGATGAGCACTGCTACCTGGCTGAGGACGGCCTTTACACGTTCAACCCGTACTATCTCAAGCCCGACCGCGTCGAGTGGGCGCACCTGGCGACGCCGGAGGTCCTGGACAACATTGACTCGGCCAACTGCTCGGTCCACGTCGGGCTCTACAACAACTACGAGTACCTGCTTTCGGTCGCAAAGGTTGGGGACGCCAACAACTGCCCAAGTGTCACTCTCAGGCTGAATACCGCCTATAGCTGCGCCGACGTGGTCGACGCTGGCTTTACCGCCTTTTGCAATTTCCAGAGCTTCCTTTCCCCAACGGTTCGCGATTTCATCACCTCGAACGGAATATGCTCTTTGCAGGGAATGGCGAACCTCGGCTTCCCGCTAGGCCAGCAGGGCGTTGCAAAGCCTCCGGGAGCAATCACATCGGCATTCACCCCGGACTGCTTCTACACTAAGGTCACGCAGACGATTGGCGATGTGACCGTCGAGGACTGGAATCAGGCGCACGCCGCCCCAACGTCGCTTTGCGCCCTATTGGGCAACCAGACCTTTGATAGCGTCTGCCGGAAGTGCGCGGGGCCAACGTTGCTGGTCGCCGCCAGCTCGGACGACTGGTGCCTGAAGCAAATCGGAGGCGTTAGCTACCGTGAGGTCTGCCTGAATCCGTCCGCCATCGGGAGCTTCATCACCAATGCGGGATACAGCAGCGCCGTCGGGAACTACGCGCTGCGTGGGTATGACTCAATACTCAGGCTCTCTCCGATGTACATTGCCGGCGAGCGCGCGCCGATGATGCAACTCGACAGTGTGACGCTCGACTTCGAGGCTAGAGCATCAAGCCAACCGGCTTCGGTCTCACTGCGCGTTGGCGTCTCGGCCCAACCGACCGACCCCAACGGGCCCGACATGCAGTGGTTTGCCCACAGCGCCAAGACGCTGGCCCTTCAAAGCTCCACCACGCCAGCCCAGCGCCTCGCCGCCAATGTGACGCCCTCCCAAGTAATGCGCTGGCAGCTTTACCGAGTAGCCAGGATGCTCTACCTCGAATTGACCATTTCAGGGACGGGTGGGGACGCTGACTTTAGCCGCGTGACCGTTGAGGCCGGCCCGTCGCGCGCGAGGAACTTCTAATGGCAGCGAGAGCCAACCCGCTGGACGGTTTCAGGACGTCGGTAACGACGAATGATTTCCGGGTGCCGGAGATCCCAAACCTCGGGCAACTCATCGAGCAGCACGGCTTTTCCGCCGGCATGAAAGCCCATGCCCAGGCGATGACGCAGTGGAGCAAGGAACTTGAGGCCACAGTCAACGCCCGCCTCCAACCAAAGGACCAGGCGGCGAGCCTCGGATCGGCTGCGGCTCCAGCGTCCACGACACCACCCACCGGCGGCACGACCGTCTCCTCCGGTTCAGGCTCAACTAGCCCGTCAGCACCATCCTTTCCCGGGTACAGCACTCTCCTCCATGCCTTCGCCGACGATAACTGGAACAACGCGTTGCGAGATTTCATCAGCACCATCCTACATGGGCTGGGAATCCTCACCGAGGGAAGCTATGGAGGGCAGACACCGCCGTTCACCCCGGCAGCAATGTCCATAGCGGTGGACGATGACACAGGAACGGTCTGGATTTTTGAAAATGGGGGCTGGGTTAAAATGCAGACAGCCGCCAGCCAGGGACCGGTCTATTTTTACTGCGCGGACACTGGACTATGGCACCAGGTCTCGGTTGTCGGCGATCCATCCGACTGGGGGATTGACGGCGTTGGGGTCCAATTTCCCCCGCAGGGCGTTACGCACGCCTACACGTCATTTCAGTTCCCTTGCGCCGATACCAGGCTTTGGCATGAAGTCAGCCTTGTAGGAACTCCTCCCACGTGGGCGATTAACCCGACCGGGGCTGGCCCGTCCGACATTGACGTTGACTTCGGCTTTGCCCTACAACCGTTTTGGAATGCGGACCTTGAAGAATGGGTGTATCCGAAGCTCGTCGGCTCACCGCCGAGCTGGGGATTCTAAACTATGAAACGAACACATTTGATAATCGTAATGTTGGCCGGGCTCGCGCTTTTACTGCTGGCCGCAACCCTGCCCAATCGCACGGTGCTGTGCGACTCGAACGGGAACCTGCTCTGGCCCACGAACTTCTTTTCCGATGCCACCAACGGCGTGGACTTCGCAGCGGCGGTCAATGCCGTTTCGACTGTCGGAGGCGGAGGCATCAGCGCAGCCAACGCGACGAATGCCGCTCGCACTGTAGTTACGTGGAGCAATTCGCTCTATCTGCCTATTGGCGGCACAGCAGTCGCGGCCTCATCCGGTTGGCCTACAACTTGGGACTGGACGGCGGCGGTGACAGGGAAACCGGATTTCGCGACGAACACGTATGCGGGGGTGTCGAACGCGTTGGGGTTTGTGGCGGCAACGAACGGGGCGGCGATTGGGGCAGCGCAGCTTCCGGCGTTGAGCGGCGATATCACGACGAGCGCGGGGTCGGCGGCGACTTCCTTGAAGGCAACCGGGACGGCCGGCACCTATCGGAGCGTGACGTTCGATGCGCAGGGGCGCGAGACGGGCGGCACAAGTCCGACGACATTCGCGGGCTACGGCGTGAGCGATAGCGCCGCAAACTTGCTGGCGGCTTTGACGGACCGGAACTTTTTCGGGGCGACAAATGAGGTTGCCACCAACCTGAACAGCGCCGGGGTGACGGCCGGGTATGTGCTGACGGCGACATCCTCAAATAACCCGGCGTGGGAACCGTCCCAGGGCGGAGGCACGACCGGGGCTCTGACTAACAACTCGGCCCAGGGCATGATCAATTTGCAGGGACCAGTCAACGTCACGAACGGAGTTTACCAGGGCACGACAACGCTGGCTTACACGGGCTACACCAACGTTCTGGTGGACTTCTCGACGGGCACGCGGTTCAAGTTGCTCATCTCGACCAACACTTGGTTGATTCCGACAAACATTGGCACCGTGCTGGACTCGGATTTTGTTCTCAAAACCTTTATGGCCAGCCCGGGTGTGTTCACGGTTGGGTTGGGGACCAACGCCCTGGGCCAGCGCTTCACGCTGCCCGGCGGCGTCGCGTTCACGGCGACCACCAATGTCGGCGCGGCAGACCTTTACACCATGATGGCCGATTACACCGGGACCAACACCATGATCGTCTTAGCCCCCAACTTCAAATGAAAGCCTTGCTATTCTACATCTTTCTGGTTTGTGCATCGGCCTCGGCGCAGATGGCGCTCTGGAACAAGACACAGTTGGCCATAGTCCCGCAAGGGTTGGTCGGATACTGGACGCTGGACGTCGCGGATTGCCCAAGCGGAAAGGCGCTGGATGCCAGCGGCGCGGCGACTAGCGCGTTCCAAGTCGCGGCTCCAACCCAGACAAATGGAGTTGTTGGGCAGGGGATGTTCTTTAATGGCTCAACCCAATACATTGACATCACAACTTCATCGAATGCCTGGTACAATTTTAAGACCGGAACGGTGTGTTTGTGGTGCAAGGAGCGGGATACGGGAGGGGAAACGATCCCGTGGTCAGCGTCGTCAACCAGCGCATCCACCACAGAAATTTTCATTGAGGAAGATTGGCGCTCTGGAAACAAATTCTGGAATATCGTTGGTCGTTACAATAGCAGCACAGAATGGCAGTACACGATTTACATTCCTGGGGGCTACGCCTCTAACAACTGGGTTCACATCGCCCTCGTCCAAAATGGGGTCGCCCCGACGTTCTTTACGAACGGGGTTCTGTCAACGATGACGGGAACAACCACCACGGCTCCGTCATACTGGCTAAGCAACATTTTGTATTCGGCTAACGCCACGCCCGCGAACAAGATTTCCATCGGGCTGTTGCATCGGAGTACGCTGGTGTCTCAGTATGCTGGGGCGGTGGATGATGTGCGGGTTTACAACTACCCGCTTTCGGCAGCGCAGATTGCGAACATTTACAAGGCGGGACATTGAAGGGCTCAGTTGAATCAGAATTCCGACCAGCGGTAGCTTCCGACCTACTGAAGATCGGGCGACTGGTCCGGGAGTTCTACCACAAGGTCGGAGGTGTTTACGGCATCGAGTACAGTCACGACGACGCAATGAACCTGATTTCTGGGCTGATTGCGCGCGGGATTTGCCTTGTTGGGCCTACGAGTTGCGCCGGTGCGCTGGTGATGCCCTTTCCGTACAACAACAAGGCGCAGGTGGCCTACGTTGCCTTCTGGTATTTTCAGGAGTCCCGCGAGATACGAATTTTCGAGGAGTTGCTGCGCCGGTGTGCGGCAGCCGGGGCCACACACGTCAGCGCGGCCAGCCACTTCCCGCACAACCGGATCGCCAGGTGGTATCTCAAGCTGGGGCTCCATCCGGTCGAGGGCCAGTTCTGCCGGGCGCTGAATAGTGCTTGCATCCAGCCGGGAGCGGCGTAAAAGGCAGATATGGGTTCGATGATCACAGCCTTTCAGGGAAACCCGACGTTTTCCACCCTGACGAACGTCAAGAACCCCGGGCTCAACAAGCAAATCAACAGCGCCGCCGCCGGGGCAGGCACGCTCAACTCGAATGCCCAGGCCTCCCTCGCCGACTACATCACGAAGTACATGGGCGGTCTGCCAGCAGCCCAACAGCGGACTAACCAGGAAGTGGCGTCGGTGGACAGCCTCTACAACGGCGGCATGGCCCAGCAACTGGCCGCCCTCAGGGCAGCCCAGATGTCGGCAACCAACGCCGCGGCCAACGTCGCAACCCAGCAGGCGCTGCGCGGGCTGAATGCCGGCCGCCTCGGAGAACAGGGCGCAGGCAGCTCCTACGACGCCCGTATGGCCATCGGTGCGCTTCAGCCAATCGCGGTGCAGGCGGCGCTCACCAATGCCGGGCAGGCCAGGACAGACCTCGGGACGCTGACGGGCCTTCAGCTTGGAAACCTTGGGGTGGCCCAGGGCTTGGCCAACCAGCAGGCGGCTTACGGTATGCAACCCGTCTCGGCCGCCGAGGCGGTCTATGGGCAGAACCTGAACAATTTGAACGGGCTGGCCGGCCTCTACAACGCCAACGACATCTACGGCGTGCAGCAGAACAAAACGACGCTCGATGAAATCGGCAATTTCTTCGGCGGCATGGGCAGTGCTGGATCGTCCTTCATGTCCACGATGGGCAACAACCCCGGGTTGGCCAGCAGTCTTGGAATGGGTGGCATGTTTGGCCCCGGCGGTAGCAGTGGAGGAATGAGCCTGTGAGCGCTAGGGTGTGTGGAAGCTGCGGGACACGAATGCCAGCGCGGCCAGTGATCGGACGATGGGCGCAGGTCCTGCACAAAGCTCGACGCCTCATCGTGGTAGGAACAGTGATCGACGCCTACCCAGGAACGCAGCGGGCCAAGAGAATCCGCATCCAGCGCGGGCCGCTTCAGGGAGAGGTTGTGCAGCCGCACGAGTACGAGTTCAAGGGCTTCATCGAGGACGAAGAAGTTGACCCCTGACGCCTCCGGGCGTAGGTTTTGGCACAGTGAAAAGTGAACTATGAAAGTGTTTATCCTCGTGACCTGCCGCAAGCCCGAGTTGCTTCCGGCTTCGACCCTCGTCTTCAAGAGCCTCCGAACAGGTTTCCCAACCGCCGAGGTCACAGCCTTTGTTAACTGTGCACCGGACCACGAGTGTGGAAGGGTGATCACTGAGGCGATGCTGGCTGCTGGGGTCAATGCCGCTGGATGGGAACCAAGGACCGATAACGACCCTAAAAAACCAACAACGATTCATCACCGCTTCATTTACGAACTCCTGCTCAAGGAATCTGATCCGTTTTGGATCTGCGACACTGATGTAATCTTTTGGGGCCAGGTCGAAGGCAAAGGATCCTCGGCGCCGATGCTCGGACGCTACATCCCGCAATTTCGGGATAAATTTACCAACTGCGTCACTCGCCCACGGCTTCACACGTCGCTCCTCTGGTTCAACACGCCGGTCCTCAAGAGGGCGCTCTCGCAATACTGGCAGCAGTTCCCAGAGACGCCGTTCAACCCTCGGCCAAACCTCATCTACCCGGCCTTCTACCCGTTCCGCGTTGGAGCGAAGGTCACGAACTACTTTCACGACACCTGCTCGCTGCTTTACCAGGCAGTCGGAGGCCAGAGCTTTAGCACGGCCGAACTTGACCTCTACGACCATCTCAACTTCGCGACGATCAGCGACATCGTGGCGCCGTTCTACCCGGAGTTGCGCTTTCGGGAATCCCATTTTGCGGTCTTCGAGAACACAAAGCTGGCCAAGGGAGCCTGGCGCGATCAGGACAGGTTCTATGCAGCCAACGCCGTTTGACTGCGCCCAGGTGGACGCCGGCCTGCGCGACTTCTTCTCAAAGGTCTCGAACGGCGACCGACTGGCCGCCGACTTCCTCTGCCGGTTCATGGCCTATTGCCACGGCGTCGACGACGTAATCGACGAGTCCAAATGGGACGCCGAGACGTTGCTGGCGCTTCTGGTTCAAGCCTCCGAGGTCTATTCGCACGAGTTCTACCGGATGCACGTCGGGCGGCTCCAGACGCCGATTCTCACGGCTACCAGCGTTTACGCCGACTCGATCAAATGGGAGAAAGACCCGGCGCTTTGGAAGCGCGAATGGGCGGAGGTTACGCGGCACGCCGGCAATGAGGTTATCCTGGCGGTTGCCCTTATCTGCGGCGGATTCGCCCACCTGCGCGACGTGAGTGCTCCGCTTTACGCCACCTGTTTCGTTTACCACAAAGACCGCTATGGCACCCCAACCGAACCCCGAACGGAGCGAACAGCAACGCCTCTGCCTGAGCCTTTACCAAACGGCAGCTAACGGCATCCCGGAGGCCGAGCAGTTCCTGGGCGACTGGCACGATTACTGTCATGGGATTGACGACTTCATTGACGAGGGTAAGCGCGACCCGGAGGCCCTGCTGGCAATCCTGGCCCACGCCAACATCCTCTACTCCCGACCGTTCTACGTGGTCAACGCCCACCGCCTGCAACTGGTGGTCGCGCTCATCACCAGCGGCTACGCCGACAGTATTCAGTGGGAAGGCTCGCCGGTTGACTGGCGCGCGCGATGGGCGGACGTGCTGCGCTACGCCGGCAACGAGATGGTTCTGGCGGTCGCGCAGATAACCGGGGGCTTCTCGCTTGTCCGCCAACTGAGCCCGCGGCTTCGAGAATTCTCCTGGGAGTGCCACCACGACGATAGGCCGATACCAGTGCCAACAGCCCAAGGCCGGGAGCTTCCGCTCACAGAATGACGTTGACGACGGCGGCTAATGGGGGGTAAAGCAGTCCCATGGCGTACGGCAGCGATTTTTCAGCCGCTCAGTCGGCGGCACTTCAGGAAAGGGGATTGGCCCAGTCCCAGGCGCAGTTCGACGAGAGCGAGATGCAGAGGGCGCTCCAGTTTGCAACCCAGGCGGGTGCGGCTCAGCGCCAGTTCCAATACCTGAGGGATGTGGTAAACCCCACAGAGTGGGCGATGCGTGGCCGGCAGTTGGACATTGAGCAGGCCCGCGCGGACAGGGCCCTGAGCATCGAGCAGCGCCGGGCCGACACCGCCCAAGGCTATCTCGACATCTACAAGAAGCAGATGGACACCGCTGCCGCCCAGGGCACGCCCGCGCAGATTAAAGACCACGAGTTTGCTTTTGTGGCTGCCGCTCAGGACGCCGAGCGCGGAATGTTCGACTCCCCACAGCACGTCTCCCAGCTTTACCCCGCACTCTCGCCAGCCGAGGCCAACCTGATGTATCAGCGCAGCGCGGCGGTGCGGCCAAGCGTCGAGGCGCAATACCGGACGGCGGAGAACGCGCGGTCGCTCCTCAACGCCTACGATGCGACGAACATGCAGTTGCTGCCGAATTACGTGGACCCGACCGGGCGCCCAACCATCGCACCCGTCCACTGGTTTGACAGCCAACAGACAGTGGCCCAGAAGCAGCAGCACAATGCGGCGTTGCTGATGCGAAATCGCCTGGACCAGACAGGCATCATTCCGAATCTGCGAAAGAGTCCGCTACTGAGCTACGACGCGGAGAGCGGGCAGTGGCAGAACAACGTTCCTCAGCCGCGCTGGTTTCCGACGGGCGGTACTCCAACACCCACCGGGCCATCCACTGAGGCACCGATGGGCTGGCAGCCCACGACTGGCGGTGGCTGGTTAAAGCCAGTCCTGCCGGCCGGACCGCCCGCGCCTTCTCCGGGCCGTAACATCACCTATATCTCTCCGCCGCAGGTTCCGGGGTCGTCCGGCATGGGCAATCCGATGACCCAGCGGAAGTACACGCCTTTTGTCTATAACCGCGTGAACGAGCTGGTGAATCGTATGGGAATGGACCCGTCGGCAGCACTCAGGCAGGCTCAGGCCGAGGACCAGGCACTCTCTCAGTAAATCTAATTTCCGTTGATATGCCCGGGTTCCGTGCTAAAACGGCGCCATGGCTTTTCTGACACCAGAGGAGATCGACGCGATAGGCGAAACGCCATCCGGCGCGGCACCACGTTCAATGGAGCGCGTGCTGACGCCCGACCAGATTGACCAAATCGGCCAGGGATCAGCACTCAGAAGCCGTCAAGAGATCGACACCCGCTCGTTTCAGACGCCCAGCATCGCGTCGCACCAAGCCACTTTCTTTCCCCGACCTGGCCCGACTGCGCCCTCGGGAGTGCCTGTAGAGCCAATTACGGCGCCCGACATTGCTGGCGGCGCGGCGGAGGCGGTGCAGGAATACCCCAAGAACGTCGGTAAGATCCTGTCCCTCGGGTACGCGGGCGCGGCTGACGTTACCTCGCAGGCCATGGGGCTGCCAAAGGCCCAGGCGGATGCGACCGGCCAGACCGAGCCTGATAGCTGGGCTAACATCAAGGCTGTTCTCAACGAGGAAGACCTGCCGATGGACCAGATAATCAGGCAGACCCCAGGGCTGCCCGGCATGTTGGCCAAGGCTGGCAAAATGTGGTTGGACCTCATCCCGAGAATCTATCTGATGCGCGGATTTGGCGCGGCTGGCATGGGGCCGGCAACGGCTGGGGCGCTCGCATTCGGCACGAAACCAACCGGCAGCGGCATTGACCCGGTTGGCGCGGCGCTGGGCGCGCTGATGCCCGGAGTCCAGGAAGTTGGCCGAACTCTTGGGGGTAGCCTGGCCGATTCGCTGATGCGGCGCGGGCTCATCAACGCGGGCGACAAGTTCACACGCAACCTCGTTGAGGAAGTTGGGGGTGTTGGCGCAATCCAAACTCTTAACGAAGCGCTCAATTCGCCGCAGCTTTACCAGCTTTACCAGCAGGACCCCCATCAGTTCTGGAGCCAGATCGGGGCGGACACTCTTGGAAGCGCGGCGTTCATGCTGGTTGGCGCCCGGGATTGGGCGACGGGGCCCGGACCGTGGAGCAGCGCCTTTATGCGGGCGGTCGAGAAGACCTACACGCCGGAAGACCTCAAGGACATTTACCTGAGAGTCAACCGCGGGGAAGCCACCCAGGAAGAGCAGCAGATTGTCCGGTTCATCAACACGAAGGTCAGCAGCCCGGGCGAGGCAATTCGCGGGGGTGCGACCATCCGGACGGAGACCCCGATCTTCACCAGCCCATTCTGGCAAAAGTTTTTCGGCCTGGCAGCCAAGGACCCTGAGATCCGGCTGACAGGGGCGCCGGGACAGCAACCGCCGGCCGCGCCGGCAGCAACAGCGGCACCGCAGCCAAGGCCCGGCGGACGGCCGCTCTTGCTGGGAACAGGAGAGGCAGATGCCACTACTCAAGAGCAGCAGCCAGGAAGCGTTCCACCGCAACGTGGCGGAACTATACCGCAGCAACCAGGACAAGCCCCCGGAGGAACGGCGGTCGCGCCAGCAGATACTGGCAATCGCCTACCGGGTGCAGCGGGGAGCCCACCGGGAGGAATCCCAGCGGGCACGCCGCCGACCACGCCAACGCCCGTCCCGCCTGCGCCAAAGCCAGCGGCGGGGGGCAAGCCTCCGGCGGTAGCGCCCGACTGGAAAACCATCAAGCCCGACGACATTTCGGCAATGCCGGCGGAGACCTTTGGGCCGTGGTACGCGTCGCTCGTGGTAAACCGGAAGCCTTTGCAGGATCGGCTGGCCAAAGAGGAAACGGCGGACACTCTCGCCCAGCATCTCGCGGCGGCCACCACTGGTGCGGGGCTAGTCCGGCGCATGGCCGAGGCGGAAACCGATCCCGCCAAGCGGCAGGACTTGATGAACCGCTACCTCGCGGCCACGCAGAAGGTTCAACTGTTCCACGAGGCCCTTGGAATAAAAAATGGAATAATTGCCAAGGGACCTGCCAAGCCATCTCTGCCAATAAACCCAGCGACCATTGGGCTACCCCAGTGGCGGCAACAGGACCACAACGTCACTCGCAGCGGCAAGGACAGCTACTACGTTCCAACCACCGGAGACCGCACACTATGGCCGGGCGTCACCAGCAAGCGCCGGGTGGTGGACATGCAGTATTTCCTGGAGAAGCTGAAGCGCGGCGAGATCGGCCAGGAAGAATACAACCGACAGATTCAAGGCATCCGGGACAACCCGATGTATGGAAAGCCCGAGCCTGTGCCGCCACCCGCGGCTCCGAAATGGAAGGACATCGGACCCAACAGCAACGGCGACACCGTCTTTGAGGATGACAACGGTGTCCGATCGATTCTGCGAGGCAGCGTCAGGGTTACCGAACCGGTGCGGATGATACCAACCCGAGAAGGCGTCCAGACCGCGACCGGAGACCGGACGGGCACGGAGTTTGAGACCGCAACGGAGGCCAGGAAGCGCACGTCCCCCGAAGCCGGAAACGCTCTCCGCGCCCTCGTCAACAGCGCGGAGAACAACCAGCAAAAGGCTGCGGAGGTTAAGCGGCTGGCCGATAAAGAGGGCGTCACGGTCAAGCAGATGCAGGAGCGCATCGAGGCCGAGGTGGTGAAGATGGCCAACGAGACTGCGCGACGGCCAGACCTCTCGCCAAAAGAAAAGTTCCAGGAACTGATCGCCCTCTACAACCGCCAGCCGGTTTTCTCCGCGCGGACCAGCACCAGCGTCGAGAATCAAGCCTACTCGACGCCCGCGCCAATCGCTTTCGCTACCGGCTACATGGCGGACGTCGGACCATCCTCCAGCCAGTACGACGGCACGGGCGGCAATGGGATGCTCCTCATCGGCGGGGACATCGCGCATTCATGGGCCAATGAACTCGACCCCGCGCGGCAGGCGGCGCTCAAGGCGCTGGGTGTCGGAATCGTCACCGGCAACGACGCGACGACCTTCCGTCCGAACGTGAAATACGATGTAGTGCGGCTCAATCCGCCCTTCGGCTCGATCGGCAACACGCTCTACGACGGGTTTGGCATCAGCAAGCTCGAACACCTGATCGCCCTCAAATCCCTCGAGGCGATGAAGAACGACGGTACCGCCGCGGTAATCCTCGGGGCAACCATGCAGCCGCAGCAGAAGGTGGTCAAAGGCGCACAGTGGGTTTTCGAGAATTACCTCTATGGCCACTATCACGTTGCCGCAAACTTTGAAGTCTCTGGCGATCTCTACGCCAAGCAGGGAACGAAGTGGCCGATTCGGGTGATCATCATTGCCGGGCGCCGGGCGACTCCGCTGACGGGCGAGCTGGCGCCGGCGAGCGTGCAACGCCTGGGCATGTTCGACGAACTATGGACCCAGGCCGAAAGGACTCACGATGACGTTGTTAGAGCAAAAGAAGCCCTGGTGTCCGGTCGAGAGCCCGGACTACCTGTGCCTGCTGGGGCCAAACCAGGCCCCGCCAAAGGACAAACTCCGGTTCCTCTTCCTCCAACAGGACCTCCTGGAACTCCTGGTAAAGGAGGCAAGCCACAACGAGGTGGAGGAGGCAAACCGACGCCTGCTGGAAAACCTACAGGAGGACTTCCTGGTCAACCTCCCGTGCAAGCTCCTGGCGGACCCGGCGGGACCCCACCAACTGCTGTTCAACCCGGCGCCGGAGGGGACAAAACTGTCGGAGTGGAAGGAGGAACTCCCGGAAAAACTGGCGCTCCCGGAAATGCCCCAGGCGCAGGCGGCGGCGCTGGCAAAGAGCCTCAGCCTGGAAAGCTTCCTGGCAAGGGTCCTGTAAGGGGCGGCCGAAAGGCTGACGACCTCTCCGGGATGGCCGACGATGAGTTGGATAACCTACTCGACGCGGCGGTCCAGGAGAATCAGCCGGCTCCGGCTCAGGCACCGAAAGCGGCGCCGGCGCCGAAGGCATCAACCTCGGGCCAACGCGGCGGCGCGCTTCCCGGCGGCAAGGCCCAGGCGCCGAAGCCTGCGCCAGCGCCGAAGCTTTCGGACGCAGCCAAAGACGCGGCCAAGGCGTTCGACGAAGGGATGAAAGGCCTTAACGACCTCTTCGGAGGCGGAGGGCTGGTTGGTAGTGGGCCAGCGTTCAACGAAGACACCTACCAGAAGGCCAAGGGCCATTTCAAACAGGCATACGACGCGTTTGTGAGCATGGGTCGCACACTCAAGGAGTTCGTGGCCGAGTGTCTGCGCCGCTGGGGCAATAACGTGCGGGACTACATCCGCCGGTTCATCAAGGACATGCAGGCCGAACAGGAGGCCAAGACGGAGATCGAACCGGGGAAGGCCAACGCCTTGCAGGATGTTTACGAGCCGCGCTCGGAGGCGACGCCGCTGGGAACGCTCACTCCGAAGAACATCTCGGTCGGGGAGCACGCGGCGCTCGATGCCCTCAAAGCCCGGGTTGGTTCGCTCGACAACTACGTGGCGGACAAGCTCAATATGCAGCCGGACGAGGTGAAACAGGTCCTGGCCGGCGAGCAGGTTGACGGCGTGGCACAGGGGATTAACCAGGTCGAGACCGGAGGGGCGGTCATTATCGGAGACCAAACGGGTATCGGTAAAGGGCGCCAGGGAGCCGGGATGCTGCGATACGGCATCGTTAATGGAGCGGTCGCCGTGTTCATGACCAAGGACCCGAAGCTCTTCTCAGACATGCACGGGGACCTTGCGGACATCCACACGCAGATCCGTCCATTCATCATGGGCAGTCCGGCAAAGGCCAGCATCGTCGGCAGGGACGGCCAGGTGATCCACCGTGCTCCCGGGCTTGAGGTCCAGCGGCGCGAAATGGCACGCATTCTCCAGGGCGGCTGGGCCAACAGTGGCTACAACTGCATCTTTCTCACCTACTCGCAGGTCAACGATCGGAACGAACGGCAGCAGTTCCTCGAGCGGTTGGCGGCTACCAATCCCACGCTGATCGTGATGGATGAGGCTCACGAGGCGGCTGGCGACTCGGGAAGCTCGATGCAGGCGGCATTCATCACCGGCGGTCAGGTCCAGCGCGGGTCGGGGGCGCAGCGGAAGACCATCACGGTACCCGGACTACTCAACCAGCAGGGAACCCGAACGGCGCCGGGCGGGGTGGTTTACATGAGCGCCACTTTCGCCAAACGGCCGGAGAACATGGCGTGCTATTTCCGCACGGCCCTCAGCCGCTCGGCCCAGAACTTCAATCAGATCGTCCAGGCAATGAAACGCGGCGGGGTCGCGCTGCAGCAGGCGGTGAGTGAGGCGCTGGCCAAGGCCGGCCAGTACATGCGGCGCGAGCGCGACTTCTCCGGCGTGCGCTACGACATGAAAACCATCAAGGTCGCCGGCGAGGGGGCTTTGAAAGGTGAGGTTGACGAGGTTACCGAGGTACTGAGCCAGATCGTGGATTTCAGCCACAAAATCCGCGACCGCGTGCAAGCCCAGGGCGGAGGCGCGAGCAGCACCGCCATGACAGCCGCCCAACAGGACATGACGGATTTCGCGGCCATCGTTCACAACCAGATTTCCCAGTTGCTGCTTGCCGCCAAGGCGGACGCGGTCGTTCAGGAAGCGATCGCGGCCAAAGCGAAGGGCGAGAAACCAGTCATCGCCCTGATGAACACGATGGAGACGTTCCTGGATAACTACACGACCGACCACGACATCCAGCCCGGGCACGCCATTAAGCTCGGCTGGCAGGAGTTGCTGAAGTACGCGCTGACTCGCACGCTTCGGGTGACGGAAAAACTACCCAACGGCGACAAGAACATCTACTCGGTTGACCCGGAGGAATTCGGCCTGGGCGACGCCTACCGCGCGGTCGAAGCGGCGGCCGACGCCATCTCCAGCAAGTTCCCAGTCTCGCCCATTGACTACATCATCCAGCGGCTAAAGGCGGCTGGCGTCTCGATGGTCGAGCTTACCGGCCGGCAGAGCGGCATCGAATATACCGACTTTGAGAAAAACGAGGGCATTTACCGGACGTTCAAAAAGGCGAACAAGAACCAGGTGGTTAACGGGTTCAACGGCGGGAAGTACGACGGGATGCTCCTTAATGCCAGCGGTAGCACCGGCCTGAGCGCCCACGCGAGCACCACCTTCGATGATAAGCGCCCCCGCCACATGATGATCGTGCAGCCGGCGCTGGACATCAATGTCTTCATCCAGACGCTGGGCCGCATCCTGCGCACTGGGATGGTGAAGCTGGGACTCGGGGAGGATGGCCAGCCATACGGCGCGCGCTACAGCCATTTGGTTTTGCCGCTACAGGCCGAGTTGCGGCCGGCGGCTATGGCAGCAAAGAAGATGAAGAGCCTCAATGCCAACACGACGGCAGAGGCCGACGCGGCGATCAAGATCGAGGCGGAGGACATCTTCAACCGCTATGGCGACCGCATCTGCGCAGAGTTCCTGGACCAGCACCCCGACATTCAGCGCCTGCTCGAACTGCCGATTGATGTGAACGACGACGGGACGGTTGAGGTTCCGCGCGACGTGGCTCGCAAGATGACCGGCCGGATGGCGCTCATGCCCGATGAGGACCAACGCAAAGCCTACGAGGAGCTCATGCCGGCCTACCGGACGCTCATCGAGCAGTTGAAGGCGACGGGCGAGTACGACCTGGAGATTGTCGTGCACGACGACTGGGATGGTATCCAGCGCGACGATCAGGAGCTACAGGCCGGGACCGACGACAGCAATATCTTCACCGCCGGAGTGAGAATGCAGCGGTGGGAGGTGCGCGATATGCGCCATGTCCCCACCGGACAGGAGATGGAATCCGAATTCAAGCGCGTGTTGGGCAGCAAGGCGAAGGTCCTGGAGACCTGGAGAGAGGTCCGGGTGAAGGGCGACAAGCGGATCGAAGATGCCCAGGCGACGCTCGCGCGTCAGCAGGCCGAATGGGATGCCGCCGACAAGCGCAAGGACCAGATGAGCGAGGCCGAGGCGCAGGGCCACATGGCACAGGGCGTCCACCTCGCGGGGATGCGCGGCATCGTTGACAGCATGGCCCATCGCTGGGACCACGCGAAGGGTTTGGTGGACAGCCTGCTTGAGCGCGCGGGCCAGGTTGTGGAGCTGACCAACCCGGAGACGGGCGACGCTTTCAACGGGATGCTGGTGGACGTGAAATACCCGACCGGCAAGCGCTATACGATGGCGGCTTTTCGGTTCAAGTTTCTGCTCCATTCCCCCGGCGGGGTGGCCTACATCACCGGCGCTCAGTTCGGGGGCGGCCTCTGGAACATCGATCAGAGTGATAAGGAAGTGGCGGACCTGGGGCCCGGCGACAAGAACGCGCGTTACCAGCGGTGGTTCATCACCGGCAACCCCATCGGCGGGTACGTCGCCACTGGGGGCCGCGGCAAAATGGTGCGCTTCAAATCTCAGGATGAGCGGACGATTACTGGCCTGATGATGCCCACGAACTGGGGGCCGCAGAATTTGGCCAATGACCCGAGGCTGGACCTCATCAGCGGGGCCGCCGTCAGACACTTTCTCAACAACTACGGGATGGTTGGGCGCAACGGCGTGCCACTCGAATGCGGGAACGTCTGCCGGTTGACGCGCCAATCTTGGGGCTCGCGCAGCTACACCATCAGCGTGCCGGCCGCCCGGAGCACCGGCTCTCCGATCTATCTCGACCGGGAACTGCGGCGGACCACCGGCGACTTCACCAAGACCGGCAGCCGGATGACCGCCAACGTGGACGATGACGACATCAACAAGGTGGCCGACCGGATCATGGCGATCACCAAAGCGCGGTTCCGGCCGGTCGGGGATACTGAGAGGCTAATTCCGCAAGTGTCGGAGTCCAATCGGCGTGGCCGTCCAAGGCAGGGCGCGCTGGCGTTGCGGCAGGCCGGTGGGGTTGATGTCTCAATGGAGGGCAAGACCTTCATCCTGTCTCGACCGGGCGTCCCAATCCAGGGGCTTCCAGCTTTCCACGGGACACCGCACGACGTTGACCGATTCTCGCTGGATAAGATTGGCACCGGGGAAGGTGCGCAGGTTTACGGCTGGGGGCTTTACTTCGCAGAGCGTGCCGAAGTGGCTCACAAATACAGAAAAGCTCTGACTTTGCAAAATTGGCGATCTCTTGAGGATTTAGCGTCTCTTTTGGTTACTGAGACTGGGGGTGATAAGCAAGCGGCAAAAGACCTGGCCAATACCCGCCTGAATCAGTCCCATATCAAAGCGTTTCAGGATGTTATCCCGCTAATAGATTCCGCGAAACAGCGCGGCAGCCTCTACAGTGTTGACCTCGACGTTGAGCCGGAGCAGTTGCTCAATTGGGATAAGCCATACATCGAACAATCCCCGGAGGTTAGGCGGCGGCTTGAAGAATCCGAATTAGGTCCTTGGATCAGGGCTAACCGCCCCAACATCGGAAACATCTACGAGCGTTTATCGGAGCTTTTTAAGTCCCCCGCCAAGAACCTGCCCGATTGGGTAATTGAGTCTGAGATGTTCCGGGGTGAGAGCATGGTGGGAAGCGACAAAAAGGCATCAGAATTTCTCAACTCGTTGGGCATCAAAGGCATTCGTTACCTTGACCAGGGAAGCAGGAGCCTGCCGCCGGTTCAGGTTGTCAAAATGGGAGACGGAAAATTCGGGGTTCTTTGGGGAAGCGATCCTGTGCCTGTTAATGGAAAATTCTACGAGACTGAGGAGCAGGCGCAGAAGGTCGCGGACGATGTCGCAATTAAGCCGACCTACAATTACGTCATCTTCGACGAGAACTCGATTAAGATCACCCACAAGAACGGCGAGCCAGTCACCGCCGACGAGATGCGGCAGGCGTCCCTCAAGAGCGCGGCAGACAATAGCCAGGAAGCCGCGCGCGCTGGCGTCCGGGAGGCTATGGGCCCATCAGACCTTCGGCGGATGATTAACGCGCCGGACGCCGGCTTGCCCGACGAGGCGGTCAATCTGCTCAACGAGTTTCTCGACAGCCCGCTCGCCGATTACTTGGAAGGCGTGAGGCTCCGGATTGCCGACACCCTGGCCGACGGCTGGCAGGGCAGCTACTTCGAGAAGCTGGCGGAACTGGCGAGGACGGCTGACCCGCTAACCGGCATTCACGAGTTCCTGCACCGCATATGGGAGATCCTCCCGCCAGACATCCAGAAGGAATTCGAGCGCCTGCGCGTCGAGGGACTCCGCAAGATGCTCGAGGAAGCGGTGGCGGCCGGACAGATGGAACGGGCCAAAGCCATTCAGGACCTGATCGCCCGGCCAACCGCCGGCGCCGAGGAATTCCTGGCGCGCGGCTACCCGTCGATCCTGCTCAAGGACCTCTATCCGTATTCCAGCGCGGAGGAGAATTTCACCCACAGCGGCAGCGCGCGATTCAAGGAACGCGTGGGCTCTATGGTCGAGGGCTTCTGGTCGAGGGTTAAGCAGATCATCAGCGACTTCATCGCTGCTCTGAAGAAGGCGCTTAGGCTCAAACAGAATCAGGCACAGTGGCTGGACAACGTTCTACGTGGAAACTTCGACCCCGCCGAGGCCGAGGATGTTTCCCGCGTTGAGCGCCAGGGCGCGCTGGGGGCCACGCCTCCCGAAGAATCGGAGCGTGCGGCGGCGATCAAGCGCGCTGAGGTGGAAGAGGAGCAGGAACAACCCGGAGTGCCGACCCAGGTCTTTGGCACGGTGGACCACGTTCGGGCACGCGAGCAGATAACCCCAAGCTCAATGGCCGACAGCATCGCCCACGCCGAATCTGTCTTTAAGCAGGCGGGTGTCCCATTCATCCGGGAGACCAACGGGCTATTGACCATCCAGCAAACCGGGTTCGAGATGAACGCTGAGGGCCGCAAGCTGCTGGACCTGCTGCGCCAGGAGATTGCGACTAAGAACCAACCGGGTAAGGCTGGTGACCTGCTGGCCGACCTGCTGAACACCATCGTCTATAACTTTCACCAGGGCACGATGTCGGAGTTCGAGCGGCCACTGAGGGAGGAGCTTTACGAGCTGGCTCAGTCTGACCGCAGCCAGCGTGGGCTCCAGCTTGGCGCTCTGGCGCTCTTCCGGCCCGACCTCGACTTCGTGGCCAAGAACGTGGATGTCGTGCTTCACCGCGTTTACTCGGACGCCTTCGGAGGGACAGAGATTGCCAGCGTGCTTAAGCGCGTGATGGAGAACTTCCGGCAGTATTTCACCGACGATGAGATCCGAGCGGCGCTGGCGAGCGCACCCGGGCTGGTTGACCTCGTGGACAAGATCATCGCGCTCAACCGTCGGGATGAGGGCGGCCGGGTTTACCGGCGGGTGCAGGCGATGCTCAAGCCCAAGAACAAAAAGAAACTGAGCGCCCTCGAAGGCGACGCCAGGGTCCAAGAGGCGGTTGACCAGATCATCGAGAATGCGCGGCTGCTGGGTATTGAGCCGCAGAAGTCGCCTAACCCAAAGCTTTCGCCGTTGCACCGGCTGCTCCTGATGGTCACTCCAGGCAATGCCGATAAAATTGACGACCTCATCAGCCGAGCGGTCGCCGAGGGCGAGCGTAACGCCGGCATCAAGTGGGCGCTACGCCAGACCAAGACGCCGGATGAGCGCGCGGAGGCCGAGGCGCGGTTTGCCGCCGGGGAGGAACCGACCGAGGACATGGTCGAGCAAGGGTTGGACCTCCCGGAGTTCGCCCACTGGCGGGCGCTTCGCGACGATTTGCTGGGCTACGAGCCGACGACCCTGAAGCTGGTTCAGGACCTGATCCGCGGCGACTTCAAGGGCACGCGCTTTGGCAAGCCGGAGAACCGACCAGCCGACACACGGCTGGACCTTAACAAGCTGGCGACGCAGCCGGAGGAGGAGGTCCGCAGGGTTCTCGACGCCTACCTGGATAACATCGAGGCCAACATGGACGTCCGGAAGGCCGACGAGGATACCCAACAACGGGTGCGCGAGATGGTCGAGCGGGAGGTTGCCCACCAACTAGAGCAGGCCCGCGAGCGGTTCCGAAGCCCGATGTTCGCCCCGCCGAAGGACCCGCGCACCGCCCTAACGCCACAGCAGCAGATGGCCAAGCTGGTCAACGCCGGCCTATTCCGCGACCCGCGGGCTAACCTTGCAGAGATGGTCCAGCGCGTGGCCGCCAAATCGCGCGTCGCACGGCTTACACCTGGGCTTCCCGATTTGGTCAAGCAGGTGTTCCAGACGCCGTTCTATCGGCAGTCTGACCTAGCCAAGCGCTTTGCCGACGACCTGGTCAACCGGCTGGGCGTCGCGCCTGAACAGGCGCAGAAGGCCGCTGAGGTGTTCGCGCAGGCATTCGACTCGCGGTTCACCCGGGCCAAAGAGCTTGCCCAGAAGCAGGTGGTGGCCTCCTTCACGCCGCTGGACAGGTCGGTCATTAAACCCGGCCGCCCGATCTGGCAGAAGATCGAGCGGGCGGTCAACGCCGGGGTGTTCGACGCCGGCGAAGTCCTCAGGGAGATCGCGCGATCCCGCGGGTGGTCCATCCCGACCGACGCCCAGATCGCCAAGATGAAGGCGCTTTCCGAGCGCGAGCAGCGGTTACGCGACCTCACGACGGCTGAGCAGGCGGCGGCCGGTGACCGTCCAGAGGACATCGCCAAAGCCAAAGCCGAAAAGGCGGCAGCCACCCTCGAGGAGCGGGCGGCCCTTCACAAGCAGATGGGTGTCATGTGGTCGCGGATGACCCGGCCTATCTCCTGGGCCCACTGGTGGTCAACGCGCCGCAACTTCGCAGCCGCGCTCAACGAGCTTGAGACAGGCAATCTCCTGCTCAAGGTTGGTTTCCCGTTCCGGCTGGGCATCCACATCCTCACCCAGGGCGCGATGCACACGCCGACCCGAGCGATGGCCGCGGCGGTAGAACGCTGGCTGGCGGACCGCTCGGCGGCGCGCGAGACCAACCTTTGGCGTGACCTGCACCAGGCGGTCTCCGACGCCTACAAGCAGCGGCTGGCCGCATGGCGCCCGGCGCTGGTGTCGGCCAGGGCGGCGCTCGCGGGTCGTGGCGAAGCCCGCAACGTGGACAGGCTGATGACCGGCATCCAAGCGCTCGAACGGGCGTCCAGCCTGGCCGACGAGCTATCGGCACAGGGCAAATTCGCCCAAGCGTTTGTCGTCCGGCTGGTCGGACTAGTGCGGCTTAGCTTCCGATTCTGCCAAGCGTGGGACAACCTTCAGGGCACACCCGCGGAATTCCAGGAGATGCGCGAGCAGGTGATTACCGGGCTGCGCGAGATGGGGCGCACGCCGGCGGAGGCGCAGGCACAGGCCGATCAGGTAATGGGCAACATGGGCGACGAATGGCAACTGGCCTATGCCAGGGCCCAGCAAATCTTCGAAGGCAACGGCTTGGAGGCAACGCCGCACGCCCTGTCAGAGGCAGCCTGGGAGATCGTAAAGTCCAACCAGTATCTGCGGATGCAGGCGCTCGGTCTGCCGGCCGACGCCTTCTTGGAAACCAATCGGCTCCTTCGCAGCACGCTCTCCTGGCAGGAGAGGGCGGTGACCGGGTTGGGTGGCGTCGTGGCCGGCGTGGCGCGCGGGGCCACCCGGCTGGGTGAGCACTTCGGAGTGCCGCTCGGGTTCACCCGGTTTGGCAACGCGATCGGCACGGGCATCAACTACATGCTGATGTTCACGCCGCTCTACTCGCTGGCCAGCGTGAACTTGGGACAAGGCGCCGGTGGATCGACCTGGTTCCGAACCGAGAAGGACCGGCACCAGCGGCGCATCCAGGCTCTCCTTGGGACAATCTGCGGGTCGGCCCTTCTGCTGCTGGCTGCCCTGGGCATCATCCGGGTGCGCAACAACTATCCAAAGGACAAGAACGAGCGCGACGCCTGGGAGCGCAGCGGACGCAAACCGCACACCGTCGAGATACCCGTCGGAGATAACCAGTCGCTCATCATCAGCACGATCGTTGGACCGTTTGCAGCCTTTGGGCCGTACCTCGGCGCCGGCGGCGCCATCCGGGACCTCTTGGACAACCGCGCCAAGCAGCAGGCCAAACTCAACACCGAGGCGGCGGCGCGCGGCCTACCCGCCGGCAAGATTCGGCCGGTTGATATGGCGGACATGCTCGAGGTGGCCGCCGCCGCCGGAGAGCAGGCCCTAATGGGCAACCGGACGCTCAGCGGTCTGGCAGCGAGCGTGACCGATTACGGTTCGTGGAATCTGCCGAAGCTGGTCGCCTCCCAGATGGCGCCGCTGGTTCCAGGACTGCCGGGCTACCAGGAGGCATCCCGGCTTGCTGGGGTGAACCTCGACGCCAAGATGGCCAGCTTCTGGGATTTCCTGGTGCCGCTTCCCAGCAGCCAGGCCCGTGCGGTCAACATGCTGGGGCAGCCGGTCACCGACGAGAACGACGCACGAAGGATCGTTCAAATCCTCACCGGCGGGACCTACCCGGTGCCGACGGACACGCCGACGGCCCAAGCGGTCGCCGAATACGGGGCGCTCTTCTCGACCGGCTTTCGGCCTCCGGCGGTCGAGCCGAACCGCGGTTACGCCATTGGAGGCGATTTCAGGCCGATGAACGACCAGGAGCTGGCACGCTACACCCAGATTCGGGGCGATAACCTCCGCAACGCGCTGGCGAGCATGGGGAGCAATCCCGACCCGGCAGACGTCCAGGCAGCCTACAAGGTGGCCAACCAGGAGGCCCTGCAGGCGGTCGGTGTGGATACGAGCTCGAAGGCGCCCACGGCCGGGAGGCAGACGGGGCAGCCTGCGCAGTCTCAGCAGCAGGCGCCCACACCCGGGACGCCGGGGTCACCCGCCGGCACGCCCAGCCGGACTGGTGTGGCGGCGCGCGGTGGCGGGATTCGACTCGGGACCCGGGGCGGCGCCCTGCGCCGGCCACCAGCAATGGGCCGAATGCGCCCTCCGGGAATGCACCGGGCGGCGATTTCGGGGGTTCGGGCGCGCGCTGGGAGTGGAATCGGACTTCCAAGGGGTCGAGGAATGCCCTCCCGGTCGAGCGCTTTTCGTCGCTAGGATGCCCTAGGAGCGGAGCGTTTAGGGGGTATCAGAGTAGCACCCCGCCTGTCAAAGCCTGCGCCAGCCCATGGGGTGGAAGCCCTATTGGCCTTCCTGTGACTCCGGGGGTTCCTCCGGCGGCAGATTGAACTCCGTTACCCGGGCAGCCATCATCTCAAACTTCTGGATAGCCGCCTGCTTGACCGATTCAAAGGCTATCTCGTTGCGGCAACGGATGATACACTTGGCGATCTCCTCCGCCACGTCCGGCCAGGTCCGGTCCTGCTTGCGCGACCACCACTTGAAATCCGCCCAAATCCGCATGGCAGCCGCCGATGATTCGGCTTCTTCGGGGCTTATCTCTGGTTCGGCCTTCGCCTCGCCATTCTTGGCCGGCTGGGGGCCGGACCTGAGAATCTTGTGCAATTCCTGCATGTCGCGCCCGTGCGGCTGGACTTCGATCCGGGCATTGCAGGTTGGGCAGAACGACACAAAGGCGAAATCGCCGTCGGGCTCGCGGACCCACCGGGGACGCAACGGCTCGTCGTGGCAGGCATGGCGGTTCTTCATTTGTCGCCCGCGTAACGCTCTAGTTCGCGCTTTCGCTCCGGCGTCGCAGCGGCGTAGATGTCAGTATGGCGGTCCCAGACTAGGCAGTTCGACTGGTCTCCCCGGCGGTAGATGTTCGGTGGGGTTCTCCACGCTGGTTCTGAGTAACTCGCATCCCAGGTGGCCATGCGGACTGGAAGCTTCATCTCGGTAACCCATCGGGAGATGTTCCATTCACCCGACTCGAACATAAAGGTCTTTTCGCGGGAGTTCACGAGGTACGGATAGGACCGGAAAAGCTCCGGAGACATCCAATAGCAGCATGTTCGGAGGTGTGGATGCCGCTCGCACGATGCCATAGCCGCGCCGATGCCGTTCTTGCCCTGCGCTTCCCAAGACTCAACGATGCGTTTGAGCCAGCCCGCGCGATGGAAATGAACGCGCGTCGAGAAGCAGACCATCAGGTCGGCGTCAATCGCATGGGCCGCGTGCTGATGGGAGCCGATGTCGCAGCCCTGCCCGGAATAAGCAAGGCTATTATGCGCAACCGACTCGCCCATGGCGCCAACAACCCAGCGCCACGCAGCTTTGGCGGTATCGTCCCTATAGGTGCTGAGCACCGGGACCAAGACAAACGGTTGCGCGGGCGGATTGCACGCGAGAGTCCGGGCAAACCTGAGAATGTCCGACGTGAAAACTTCGAGCGCATCGCAGGGAATTGGATAAACAAGGGCGATTTTCATATTTCGTAAAACCATTTGTGCCGTCGGAGGTCGAGTTTTGGCGGAAGCGATACGGGTTTGAGCATCAGGGCGACACTCAGACCGGGGAGCGGACGCGCGGCCCTCCACCAGCTTCGGTCCCAAGTTCTTGGGTGCTTGCGGTTCGGGTGATCTGGCGCGGGCGTTAGAAAGGCTTTCACGCGCGGGCTCTGGTTTAGAAGCCGGCAAGTCGCTTGGAGACTATGAAGCGCCGCGTCGAGGCTCATCGTGTCATTATCAGGTTGGCCGGCGTCCGGTGGCGTTCACGGTAGCCGAACTCGGCCATTGTTGAAAGTATCTGGGCGTCGCGCGGTGGACTGGGCAGAGTGAGAAACTCCATGATGACGATGCGGGGCATCGGGCCGTCCTGAATACTGAACCAGACGTCCAACTCGGTTCCCTCAGTGTCAATGCTCAGGAGGTCAACGTGATCAACGCCGTAAACGTTCATGATGGAGCAGAGCGACCGGACTGGCATCTGGATTGGTTCTCCCTGAACCGCCAGACCAGACATTCCACGATCTGCGAGGTTCAGAAAGAACGAACGCGTCTGGCCGCTGGCTGTCCCTACGGCGCACTGAATTGTCTCACATTTCCGCTGTTCCTGGCACCGCCTGGCCATGAGGGGATCTGGCTCGATAACAAGTCCGGCCCATCCTCGATCCTCAAAGTGTTTGGTATTCGAGCAGAGCACCCCGTCGAAGGCGCCGACCTCAATGAAGAAGCCAAATTCGGGGAGGGCTAGGTGCTCGGCTATAAACCGATCTTCCCCGAATTGACTATAGTATTGCGGTTCACTCACACGCTCACCACCCCTTCGGTCACGGCTTTTAACTGCGCTTCTGTCTTGATGCCGTGGACGTACCACGCGCCGCGCTCAATCGCTTTGCGGGCCTCCTGGATATATTCCGGGCGGTCCAGCGCGTTGCGTGAATAGGTCCACTCGTCGCTGTAGCTGACCCCCAGGTCGTAAAGGTCGTCCATCAGCCCAATGAAACGGTCTGGAAATCCTGTCTCGATGAGGCCGAGCTTCAGCATCCGGCGCCCGTAAAGGACCATCTCGCCCGCAGTCTGGCGATCAACCCACCAAGGCCCGTGGTAAAACTTCGTGCCAGTGAAACCAGAGCCACCGTAGCCGCCGAGTGTCGTTATCATGCCACCCATGTGGCCAGGAAGTCCGTGCAGGAAAATGGCGTCGTGTTCGGTCAGCAGGAAATCGGTATAAGCCTGGAACTCTTGCCCATCCACTAGGCGCTCAAGAACATCAACAATCCGCCGGCAGAGGTTGTCGCCGTTGACATAGGAGTCTTTCCCGACCTCGATATGGCCGATCATTGAGCGGTTCTCCGGGCCGGTCGGCCAGCGGCAGTCTGAGTCCTCGCGGCCAACCCCAAGGATGTTGCAGCCCGTTAGCTCGTAATAAGGCCAGTGTCTCGCCACGGTCTCATTCGCCTTGGCGTAGCTCAGGATTACAAGGAGGGTTTTCACGGAACGATGGGAAGGACGGTTTGCTCTCCGTTTGGTTTGGGGTGGTTAAGACACCAGTCTTTATTGTGCCCGACGTGGATAGCGTGTTCATCGCAAAGCGGCCGATCGCAGGTTCCGCTACGATGATTGCTGTCGGGATAGTCACAGAGCTTCGTGCTCGGTTTGGAGCAGAAGTGGCACCTGGGATTGCGCCTCAGCCGGTGGCAGATGATGGCACCGCCGCTGCCGGGCAATTTTACGATGTCGCAGGGCATATCGAAGTTCGTCTAGTCCTCGAAGTAACTGACTTCCTTCAGGCTGCAAAGGTCGCGAATAATTCCGGTTCCGGTGGCGCAATCCTGCGATGGACCGCCCTTCACCTTGCAGCCGAAAGGACAGGTCTTGGCATGTTCTGCGAACTGCACTAATTTTTCCATCACCCTTTCCGGTACGCGGCCGTCGGGCTCCATTTTGATTTTAAGGCCCACCGGAATCACCTCAGCTTCGGAATGTTCTGCCACCGGGATGGTTTACAGTAGGCGTTAGCGAAATGCACGAGGGAAGCGCTTTTCCACCCTTCCTGGCCGTAGCACCGCACGAGGTCGTGAGAGACCACCCAGTCGACTTTGGCTATGAGCAGGTCTTCAAGTGTGTACTGGTCGCTGAAATGAGGTCGGCCGCCCTGATCGCGCCGACCGATCTTCCCCTCGATGAACACCTGGGCAAGCTGCTCGCAGGTGTCGGGCATCGCGAAGGTGAAGGAGGGGCAAGCGCCGCGTTCCTGGTAGATGTGCAGCTTGGCCATGTCGGCACCGGTCATTTCTGGAATCGAGATACCGAACTCGCCGGGAAACGGGATGACATCAAAGTCGGCCATGAACCCGCCGCCGGCCATCGCCAGGGCCAGCCAGCGCTCGTGGCAGGCGACCTCGTAGGCCCGGGGGTTCACGGAGGGCCGGCGCGACACAGCCTCGTGGAGCTGCTTATAGAGCGAGTGCTGCTGGGCATCGCGCTCCCCGAGAATGAACGGGTCCCAAGCCGCGGCCTCCCAGCGCTGGCGCCAAAGCACGGTCAGCCGCAACTCGTCAACCTGGTTGTGCTCAGGCACGTCGGAATAATAGCCGAATAGCTTCATGGTTTAGAGATTACCGAAAGCGACGGGTTCATGTGGATGACGGGGAAGAAGTTGAGTTGGACCTTCTCAGGATGGACGTGTCGGTCCTGCGCGAACCTGAGAATCATTTGCTCGACGCGCTCAGCCTGCGCTTTTACCAGCGGTTCAAGAGCCTGACGGATTTGAGTCTCGATTTCCTTCATCGCGTCAAAAACCTCCCGTTGCGCTTCCGGCGTCATGGCTTGTCTCCTAAGACTGCGCTAAGCAGGTCGTGAATCTTCCATGCGGCCTTTCCGATGCGCTTGTCCTGTTCGTGGTCGCACTCGTTGATGATAAAGTCCACAAGTCGCAGAGGATCGCGCAGCAACTCGGCGAGGGCTTTGCCGGGTAGCTCCCCGGTCTTTACCTGCCATGCCCGCGCATAGAGTTCGTTCATCGCGGCGACTCGCATCGCGTCCTCAGCCCTCGCATTAGCCGCGTCACGCTCGACTGTGACGGCGGCGAGTTGGGTCTGGATGTCGGCGCGAGCGTCAGATTGGATGGCCTTAATGTCCAATAGCGTTATGGTGTTGCAGTTAATTTCCTCAGCATCGCGCCGAAGTAACGCAAGCCATTCCTTTTCAGTTCTCATTGCTTGCCTCCGTCTATTACATGGGTTGCACAACCCTCTTCATGTTCTTTTTTTCCGCAGGGCGTCTCCCGGAAACACATCGGGCACCATACGTCCTCCACATCGTCGCATTGGTCGCACATGAAATACTCTTGCGAACACTGCTTGCCACATCGAATGCAGAACGGGCCTGAGTGATAAACTGCCTCACGCAATCTCCCTGGAAGATCCGACAGCTCCCAAGGACAATGGTTTACATCTTTGTGCCAGCGTAGAATTGTGTTCAGCAACTCTGCCGGGTCGTTGTATGTGGCTTTTGGTTGTCTGGTTTTCATTGACCCAATACCCTTCTGCGTAGTTCGCCTCTTACGGTTTCCAACTCAGCCTCTACCTTCTCCAACGCCTTCTTGATTTCCTCACGCTCGGTCTCGGCGGCGATCCTCTGCCGTTTGTAGTCGTGCATCGCGGCACGCACTGCCTCAAATTCTTCCCTTAATTCCTCGTGCTTCTCCTTCCGCACCCAGGCGGAGGGGTTGGGGGTTCCGTCAATGGCTTTACGCATCCTGTCGTGAATCGGCAGGCACCCGCTATGCTCTACGCAAAAGGCAAGCAGTGCGTTCGCCGCATCCCTTAACGCCGCATTCGCCTGCTCCAACGCCGCTACTTTGATGCGAAGTGCGTCCAGTTCTGGACTGAGAAGCTTTACGTCGTTCATGGCGAGCGCACCTTGAGCCTGTTTCAG